TTGGTGTAAGTGTAACGGTGATAAGGCCGCACTTACCGCCGCGGCACAGGCTGACGCACAGAGACTAGCGCAGGAAAAAGCCAACGCTATGGAGTGCGATTGCCCCAAAACGTGGAGCGCTTACGCTAGCGGAAGTTTTAATGGACAATGTTTAAGTATATCCGTAAGTTATGATAATCCATGTGGTAAATCTATATCAGCATCATTTGATGTGTATTATACTAGATCTGAACCATTTGGAGATGTAGAATATTTCTCTACCACTAAAACAGTCATCATACCATCCGGATCGGGAACGGTATCAGGTGGAAGTGATTGTGTTAGCAATGCTACAAGCATGTATGTATCTAATCCAAGTCAAGGTGGAGGATGTTAAAAACAAAAAAAGGAGAGGTTGATTATCCTCTCCTTTTTATATAAACCTAAGATCTTTTCTCTTAGTATGATTTAATATCCTACTAATATGTCTGGTGCTTAATCCTGTTCTTTCCTTTATCTTATCATAGATATAACCTTTGGATACGTAAGCTGACATATCTCCTAGATCTTTTATAATCTTGTCATACATATCATGCACCTCATTATATCTTATGATAGAGCTGTCTCTCATCCCTCTTTCGCCTATACCGTCAACTATGGCGTCATTGAAACCAAAGAAATTGATTATTGATCTTATTAGATTCATGTTATTGAATTTTTTGTGTTTTCTTATTAATATCCATATCCGGGTTCTCATCCGTAGGGATCTGCAATTTGGTTATCGTCTCTCTTAACGTCTCTGAGACAATATATTCTAGGAGCTTATCAGGACATACGAAATCATAATCCCATTGAGATGTACATGGCTCATCTTTTTCCGCTCCACATCCCCCTAGCTCTAACGCCGCTTTTCTATCCAAGGTAATAAGATCTACGTTTATAGCCTCTATATTAATATCCGGTATATAGATATAACCATCATTGACATAGTAATAATATTGATCTATATTCCCGTATTTACGTTCCTTGTTGTTCGCGTATTTTCTCAATGATATAGAGGTAAATATAATATCATCCATAATATTTGATACCTTAATGATAGCAGGTCCTATACGGGTATATATCATATCGGGCAATCTTTTCTTGGATCTCATAAGTATCCTGCATAACTTAAACTCATCAAAGCAACAATCCACCTTACGAACCCTCTCCATTTCCATGCAATTGATATGAGTATACAGCGATTCCTCGCCAAACAAGGTTCCATCAGCATACTTCTGGGCTATATAAGACCTTGCTTTTTGCCTGCCTATGGACAATATCCATCTTCTACTGACATGAGCGTCCTTATTGATGGAGTTCATGTCATTCATGATCCTAGATACAAATTCTGAATTTTTCATATGCTAAATACTGAGGAGGGGATATACCCCTCCTGTTATTACTTTTTCTTATTAACCTTACCTCCGCATTTCATTTGAGGTTTCTTTTTCTCGGAGACTTTGCCTCCTTCTGCCATCTTCTTTTTCTTAGCACATGCCATAATCTTACTTTTTTTTAATGTTAGTGATACAATATTAGTCATTTCTATCGAAAATAGAATAAACAAGGTTGATGAAACTACCAACTTACCGCCGCCGCACAGGCTTCAGCTAACGCACTCGCGCAGGAAAAAGCCAACGCTATGGAATGCGATTGCGTGGAGCCAACAAAGACGTGGTCATGGTCGGTATCTATGAATAATGATTGCATGAGCCATGAACAACTTGTCACATCAAGAGGATTTACGATTACGTATAATAATCAATGTGGTAGATCTATATCTGGTTCTGTGAGTGGTATAGGATATACACAAAACGGAGAAGAGCAGGTCAATAGCGCTAGCTTTACAATTCCCGCAGGATCCGGAACCAAGAGTGGAAGTGTATATTTTAGCCGAGAAGTGGTATGTGGAGATGTAACAATCTCTGGTCATGATTCAGGTAATTGTTGACAATCACTGCTGTTATGGTTTTTAATAAAAAGGAGAGACTTATTAGCCTCTCCTTTTTTTGTTATACATCAGAATCTTAACAGTTCCCAGATCCTCCTCCAGAAACCCTTATAGACCCACATTGTACTCCTGAATCAAAACCTATGACACCAGTTTTTTTACCAGACCCAGTAGGTATACTTACGGTAGTACTTCCAGCCGTAACGGTTTGTCCATGATCATCCCTACCAGTAACAGTTACAGTTATTGATTTAGATGATCCACATTGATTATTGTAATACACTTCATAGGAGCACCTTAATGCAGATGTAGAACTAGGCAGACCATTACAAGGATCACCGCTCAGCATAGCGTTGGCGCTCCACGTTTTGGGGCAATCGCACTCCATAGCGTTGGCTTTTTCCTGCGCTAGTCTCTGTGCGTCAGCCTGTGCCGCGGCGGTAAGTGCGGCCTTATCACCGTTACACTTACACCAAGCGCCATTGTTTCCGCCAGAAACCCAGTAAGCGGAAGCCGTCGGAGCCGTACATCCTGCCGGACAACCTTGCTTGGTAGCAGTAGCCTCTACATAATCATTACATACCCTTCCACTACAACCTGCATCCGCTAATGTCTGAGCTTGAGATCTCAACTTATCTATCTTATCGCTAGCTTGAGCGTTGGCAGAAGACGTGCTAGAAGCGCATATAGATCCAGAAGGTACATCCGGATAAGTGATCGTTACTCCACAAGGTCTATCAGATGGACAATTTCTACTAGTAACAGAACCTCCTTGGAAACCAAGCGTATTACAGCAAGCTTCTCCACCACTAGACCAATATCCAGAACAGTCACTACAACTTCCAGAATCACATTCATAATATACCTCACTTGTACCACCATTACATCTTGTCGTGGAAGTGGGATGCCATGAATTAGAACAACAGCTATCGCAAGAACCACCGGAACATCCACAACTGCAAGACTCATGTAACCTGTTCTCAGTCTCGTCAGAGTGACATCCAGTGCTATCAGTCCTTCTATATCTAGCCCAAACATCACCACCTGAGCAATAGTTTCCGCCATCATAGCTCCAACCACTCCAATTAGGAGGAGTATCCTCGCAATCTCCGTTCTTGTTAGCGTAAGCTTGAGCGGCGGTTCTGGTAGCCGAGTCATTCCTGAAAGCGTCTTGAACCTTGCTGTTGGCGTCAGCCTGAGAAACCGTTGATGTTATAGGGTCTAATCCTAATGAGCTATAAGGAACTGATATAGCCACACCTTGTCTACAAGAACCGCAATTATCCTTGTAGAAAGTATAACTTCCGGTACCGGTCCATACACAAGTTCCATGTTGGTTAGCGTAATCCTGTCCCTTCTGGTCTAAGATCTGCTCGGCCTTGCTTCTGGCATCCGCCAAAGAAACCTTGCTGGTGATAGCCGTACCGCCGTTAACCTGCGTGGAGGTCACGGTAATCCTCTGGCCTACCCCGCCTTCGGCGCAGTTGTTCTTATAGAAGTCACGGCTTGCCACGTAAGTCCATGTACATCCTCCATTCTTATTGGCGTAAGCCTGACCATCAGATCCACGAACCGCGTTCTCAGCCTTCTTGTTGGCGTCAGCCAAGGAAACGGTGGAGGTGTACGGGTGTCCCGGAAGCTTGCTGCTGCTTACGGATACCATGTCTCCTACGCCGCCATCAGCGCAATTGTTCTTCTGAACCTGACCGGTATAGCTTCCTGTCCACGTACAAGTACCCTTCGAGTTAGCCACGCTCTGTCCCTGAGTCGTAACAGCCGCCAATGCCTTGGCGTTAGCGTCAGCCTGAGATACGCATGACTTGAACTTACCATCAGAGCTAGGACTTGGATCCGTAACATCATTCTGAGTTACGGTAACAGAGCTTCCAACTCCACCATCCGCACATTGACGGGTAAAGGCCTTGGATGCCGTACCAAACCAGAAACATGTATTATTACCACCAGCTATATACCGCTCTTGATTATCAGGATCAGTATAACAGGTATTGGTGTTACGTTGATGTAATTGAGAGATACAGTCCTTACATACGGTCTCTATAGTCTCCCATACCGGTTGCTCGGTCTTCGTATGGCACGTATCATCATAGTTCTTGTTGACGAACGCCTGACCCATTCTGTCGATATAGGCCTTAGCCAAAGCGTCTGCCTCTTCCTGAGAACGGGTTGAGGTAAAGAACTGACCCATAAGATCCGGGGTTACGGTGATAGGATCTGCATACTGACAAGTAGGACACTTAGGAGTGAACTCCTTGCTATAATTACCTACATATATCTTCAGTTCGTCGCAAGTACCACGATCGTTGGCTATAGCCTGACCTTGCGCCTTGACAGCGGCCTTGGCTAGCTCATCGGCGGCGAACTGGCTCTCGTATGAGTAGAACGGACCTCCGGTCACGTCAGCCTCAGTAACGGTAACTGAAGACGGGATAAGACCAGACGGACAATTATTCTTCTCAAACGCCTCGCTATAATGACCGGTGTACTTAGGAGCCTCATGGCAAGTACCACGCTCATCGGCGATCTTCTGACCTTGATTCATGACAGCGGCCATAGCGACTAAGTTAGCCTCATCCTGTGATACACAAGACTGGAACGGATGACCTTCCACCATATCTTGTGTCACGGTGAACGGATTTCCTACCTGATTAGCGCCACAATTGCTCTTCGTGAACTCGAAGCTAGCCTTGCCGGTATACATAGTGGCGTTAGAGCAAGTACCCTTGGTGTTAGCCAAAGCCTGTCCTTGAGCCTGTACGGCGGTCATAGCCATAGCATCAGCGGCGGTCTGGGAGTCGTTAGACTGGAATGGGTGTCCTTCTACCATATCTTGGGTGATCGTCACCTTAGATCCGATCTTACACTCACCACAGTTGTTTCTCGTGAATTCCAAGGAAGCACGGCCGGTGTACGTACAAAGGGCGTGGATATTGGCAAGAGCCTGTCCTTGGGCGTCAACGGCGGCCTTAGCCTTGTTATTGGCATCCTCCTGAGATACGGTAGACGTGAACGGATAACCGTCAACCATCCTATCATTTACCGTATAAGTACCACCAGTGCCAGCACCACAATTGTTACGGGTAAACGTACGTGTATAAGTACCGGTATATACAGGCACCTTCTCGCACTTACCTTTCACGTTAGCCACATCCTGACCTTGAGCCTCGACGGCGGCCTTAGCCTTATTGTTGGCGTCTTCCTGAGATACGGTAGACCTGAAATCTCCTGTCACCATAGTCTCATCCACGACAACCTTGGTGCCGTATTGGGTCTCATCACAGTTATTACGAGTGAACTCCTTATTATACCTACCGTAGTAGATCGTCTTCTCCTTACACTCACCTTCTAGGTTGGCTTGTTGCTGGGCGTTAGCCTCAAGATCGGCCTTAGCCTTATTGTCAGCATCCTCCTGAGAGATAATAGAGAAGTACTTACCAGCGGCTACAACATAAGTATAAGGTTGACCGATATGGAACTCATCGCAATTGTTTCTAGTGACTGTCTTCTCCATCCTTACGTTATAGTAGACGTTAGTCTGACAGTCGCCACGCTCGTTGGTGATAGCCTGACCTTGCGCCTCGACAGCGTCCTGCGCCAGCTTGTTGGCGGCATCCTGCGATACCGTAGAAGTGAACGGATATCCAGAACACATCTTCTCGTCCACGGTGAAGTCAACAGGAGTAGAACCCTCAGGGCAGTTGGTTCTCTGGAATACCTTGGAGTACGATCCGGTAAATACCGGTATCTTCTCACAGTTACCCTTGATATTCGCTATATCCTGACCTTGAGCCTCGACAGCGGCCCTTGCTAGGCTATTAGCGTCTTCCTGAGATACGATGGATCTGAAGTCTCCTGTAACCATCGTCTCATTAACAACCACATCCGTACCGTATTGGGTGGAATCACAATTGTTACGGGTAAAGGTCTTGCTAAACTTACCATAATAGATATTCTCCTTAGGCTTACACTCACCCTCCAAATTGGCTTGTTGTTGACCGTTCTTCTCAATATCCTCAAGAGCCTTCCTATCGGCGTCCTCCTGAGAGATGGAAGATACGTACTTGCCCTCAGGAATGATATAAACATATTCCTGACCGTCACTGAACTTATCGCAATTATTACGTATAAACGTCTTCCTCTGCTCCTCGTTATACCAGATATCGGTTATACACTCACCATGCTCGTTGGCGTATTTCTGACCGTTCAGGGCTATATCCTCCATAGCCTTGGCGTCTGCGTCCTCCTGCGAGATAAACGACTTGTAAGTCCTTTCCTCGACCGTATACAACACCACCGATCCATGTTGGTTGGCCAGACAGTCATCCTTGGTGAACGGCTGAACCATCTTGATATTATAATAAACGGGCTTGGCGTCTTGGGCTATCATATACTCCTTGACAATATTACCGTCCTTTGACGTTATACGGAACTTAGCCGTACAGATCTGACCGGTATAATTAGCCTTGTATACGATATTAAGCTTATTATCGCCTACCCCATGGCTCTTGTCGTTAATGGCAAAGCAATTACCCTCGACACAATTCTTATCTATTTCCCTTGCCATATTATCCTTCAGTTATTCTCCATGAAACATCATCTCCGGCCTCTACCCTCACGATTTGGGTATCACCATCCTTATTAAGCGTCAACCTTTGCGGATCCACGTTGAAGGGTGGTTCCGGCTCCGGCTCACTACCATCACCGCAAGTGCAACATACCAGCTCGATATCATACTCGGTATTGGACTTGATATCGATGACAACCTGACCGTTCTCGCTAGTCACGTTATCGAAGTCATGATCAAGTATGATATAAGGTATATCATTAGGCTGTTGATTGATATTAACAACCTTACCGTTCAAGACAAACATCTCATGATGTTGTTCGTTATCCATATTCTTAGGCATAGCTATGACAAAGCTAGCCTCATACAAATCAGTGGCTCCGGGATCCTCAGGATCGGCATACACTATATATCTGCTATCCTCTTCCGGGACTTTCATGGATAAGCCGTTCACGTTCATGGATACTATATAGGACTTGCTCACCGAGCCACCAAGGGTAAGGCAGGAAGCCTTGACCGAGGCGGAGTTGAGCTTGGCGTTGATGGTCGCCGTCCCGCCCTCCATGTCGAACATGACACTGGTAGGATCCACGCTTACCCGCTCTATACCCTTCTGGGTTATAGTAGCGAGCTTCGTAACCTTGCCTTTCTCGACCGCCACGTAAGTCTCCCTAGGCAACCTACCCATCCATCCCGGCTCTACCTTAATAGCGACCTTGTCTGGCCCGGTACCGGAAATCTTGTCGTAGGACACCCATGAGGAACCTTGCTCGATCTTAGCAAGAATATCTTTTAAATTATTCATATCATTCCGCTTGAGTTATAGTCCATTTATCACTCTTACCTACGATAATCTCCAGAATCTGCTCGCCACCCTCAGGAGGATACTCGAAGTTAGTAGGCTTAATCTCAAACACGCTGGCGCCACCACAACCAAGATCGCAGATCATGTCCGGCAACCATCCCTCCTCGAAAAACCGTTCTATAAGCTCCCTGACAGCCTCTGAAAAAGAGTCAAGCTCTAACCTGTCTACGGGAAGAGATCCCTTCTTGAGGGTCTCACCACATACCCAGCCGTCACACTCGGAAGCCAAGACCGTATCGTACACTCTTTTAGCCATAACATGAGGTATTTAAAATATTACTATTCAATGTAGTATATACGATATTAACATCAGTGAACTCATCACCCATGCAATATTTCTTCTTAAACTTAACGGACCTGCCAGAAACGACATATCCGTCATTAGGGACGATAGTACCACAATAGGTAACGCTGAGCACGTTCAACGGCTCGTATCTTAATCTGACAGCTTGAACGCCCTTGAACGAGTCACGCTGGATGGACGCCGTGGCGCCAGATACGGCAACCAGCTTCCTTACCAGAGACTCGATTACGCTATTCATGCTATCACCGTTCCTGATATCCGCCTCAGGGAACGACTGACCGTCATATATGATCTGGGAACTGTAGATACTGCACTCGTCCCCCGGTCTATATTCCGGCTTACATGGATTACAATTATTTCTCATATCAAATCAATTTATTGATCATTCTTCTTAATTCAAGTATCTCGGCATCCCTATCCCGTATAGCCTTTATCATAGCGTTAAGGGTATCGGACATATCGCAATTAGGGGATAATCCCAATGATTCCACACGCACCTTATCACCGGGGTAAATACAATCGGTACTCATGTACGTAGAGCACGGTACTTTCGTGTCGTCTACAGTAGGTCTGTATTGTTTTTTGTTGCAACCGTTCATCACCAAACCTCCTCTTCAGTTCCGCTATCCCCGCCGCTACCACCGGCGTTGACAAGCTCGTTTATAATCCTCTTCAAATCCAGAACCTCACGATGGTATAAATCTATCTGCTTATCCCTAGACGCTATAATACGCCTCAATGAGTCTATAACGACAGAAATGTCAGTACCTTTCTCTATGCCATCCGCTACCAACTCATCGCCTGAGTACAAGACGCATTTATCATACAAGGTTATAGGACATCCATAACCAACACAAGGTTCGTTCTGACAATCCCGATCGCAAGGATCACAAGGATCATCATAACATTTGTTAAGAAACTTATCTATCTTAACGCCATGACAACACTCTTCGGGACGTTCCCGTGAATGATCATGACAACAACCACCTGTATTACACATATTAATAATATTAATGTTTTTAGCAAAGATACTTATTTGGTTTGGAAACAAGACAACATACGTTATTAAACAATATAAGGGACACGTCATTCGCATCCCCTATACCCATAAACCATAACAACAAAATAAGATCAGGACTTCAATTTAAGAACAGGATTACCCCATCTGTCTTTCCACTGCCTTCCCAAATCGTTTATAACGCCATCATAGTCTTTTATATATCCAGCCTTAATAGCATAAGATATATTTCTTTCTATTGATACTATCATATCTAGCTCCTCGAAGGAGGCTCTATTTCTTATTCCTTCCTCATGCACACCGAAAACAACGAAATTAATACCCTTAGCAATCCTTGATAGCGATTCCTTTAAATTGCTCTTATCGCTTATAAGCGAAGATACACTGCTGCACATCTCTATATAAGCGTCACCAGCTGCATTTCTTACCCCTACGATATTATCAACAAACCACATTACGACATCGGCACAAACTTCAGGACTCATCTCCATAGCCACCACGAGGAAAAGATATGGATTCATATACCACATTTGGCCATCCCCCTTACCCTTTCGGCATGCCAACCCCATTTTGTTTAAATCACTAAGATTTAGGGTCTTGTTTTGTAGGCTGATATTTATCCGCTTACATAAATCCCTGTTTTCTAGTCTACTAATTATTTCCCTGCATTTCTCCTGAAAGCCATCATACTTAATAATATCATTAAGCTTCTTAGGAGATAAACCCTTTTTAAGCCTATCATCAGACAAGACTCTCATAGCTAAAGTGATGTTAACAAAACCATTATCACTGAGCGCAGGTATAACAACGCCCATCAATCTCCTATCAGAAGATTTGATTTCAACCCGACTTTTCATAACTTTGAACAATATTTTAAATTAAACATAATACCTATCGGTTCGAGATGAATAGATAGGTATGCAAATATAAAATATATTCAACATATAAGCAAGTGTATTACAGTATATAAACTTATCACCATTGATATATATACAAAAAAATGGAGGAGACACACAATCCCCTCCAAAACACTAATCTAACATTATGGAAAACACAAACGCATTCTTACCAATAACACTGATCTTCTTGATCGATATTCTCAATCCATTTCTCGCACTCAAGATTAAGATCAGCGTACTCCTGCCCCTCTACCATCAAGACCTCACGAGCCTTGGCGTTGGCATCCTCAACCGATATCCATGACCTAAACCTGTTGGCTTTGATAGAGTAATATACTTTACCGGACTTATATCCGAATGGACATATCTTCTCGAACCAATCACCGATCATAGTATTATAGAATACAGGTGAGCAACTACCCTCGGCATTAGCCTTCTCCTGACCTTCTTTCATGAACTTCCTATAGGCTAACGTATCGGCGTCTATCTGGGATATATCGGATATGACAGCTCCGGTTGGTAATTCATATACAATACCTTCCTTGCCTGATGTGCCAGCCTCGCAATCGTTCTTGTAAAACAAGCCACGAAAAGGCTGTGAGGCCCAGTCCTCGCAGCAAGCCCCGACGGAGTTGGCCTCCCCCTGCCCGATCCGTCCAAGCTCCACCCTGGCCTTATCATTGGCATCTTTCTTGGATACGTAAGAGACAAACCTACCTTCCTCTATACATACCTGCTCCTTGGATCCCTTACCGCTTACGCAATTATTCTTGATAAACTCATCGCATACCTGATCATTATACCATACAGCCGGTATTATGTCGGCATATGTATTGGCGTAGTCCTGACCGTTGGCTTTGATATCATCTTCAGCCTTGTTGTCAGCCTCCTCCTGCGTATCGCCAAAATAGACGTTGGCCGGGACCCGGTAGTCAACAGAACCGCCCACGTACCCGGCAGGCGGGTTGTTTCTGGTGAACGTCCGAACTATTTCTTTGTTACCGTATATCATTGTGATTCACTTTGTCGCAAATATAGATATTTTACCGATATGAGACACATAACCGTAAATGCAAATATGCAGTTACCTGATTATCAGTTTTTGGGCAAAAATGGAATTAATTATCCCAATGACTAAATGACTCCGATCCGGCAAAAACGCCATAATCCCTGAACATGCCTCCACATAATATGAAATCGCTTTTCTTACTACCGTTTATAGATGACAATATATACCGGTAACCCTTTCCTGTTATATAGATAGTCCTTGCATATACAACCTTTCCGGATTCCGTACATATATTCTTATCCCGATAATGAGCAAATCCTTTCTTTACGGCGTTAGCCGTAATCTCCCAATCTCCATTAACCTTAACCCTTTTGACTATTATCTTTATCTTAACAAGAAAATCTCGTAAACATTTATCGCTTATAATTATATCATTCTGCTCAAGCTTCTTGGCTAAATCCCTTACCAGCAAATCTGACTCTCCAGACATGATAAACGACTCTGAAAATTTTATATCCTCTTTCTTCGACTCAAGAACCTTAGCCATCTCCTCGGCTTTGGCCCTCTCCTCTAACGCCAGCTTCTCGGCGGCTACCCTGCCACGATATTCCTTAGCCCAAGCCTCAGCAGCGGCGGGAGGATCATTAAAATCAGGAATCACGCATTTGCCTGTAGTGAGAAGCTCTTTAATTCTGTCCAAACACCATAACCTAAAATCAACGCTAAGCCACTGAGCGAAATCCAAAGCCAGATCCTCACACATCCATGTGCCAGGATTAACCGTACCCCTGATAATCGTAACAGGCTGAAAATCAGCATTACCATATTTTCTGGTAATGGCATTAATTAACTCATTTACAGAAGATAACGATAAATAATCATTTGGCCTCTTTTTAAACGGCTTCGCCATTTCGGTAGCATTCACATAAGTGATACCGTTCTCTGTTTTGAAAGTTATATCATTACCATTGTAGCTAAATATTGTAGATAATCCGTTTTCGTTGGATTTAGACGCCAAAATCCTACTACTATTATTCATAGAATCATTGGAAATAATTATATTTGCACTCATAATAAATAACCTATGTCCATTACATCGTGAGATATGATGGACATACAAAAATAGCCAATCGAATCGTCTATGACAAATCAATTGGCTATTTTTTATATCTAACACATAAAGATATTTTACAACTTACAAGAGTATCTATCTAACCTACTTATTTAGAAGACTCCTTACAAATTGGATACTTGATTTACAGTAGCTTAACATCTAGCAATCCTCATAAATCAATATCTATACATCTGATTATCACCATCGTCCATTTTTGGACTATGGCTCGTTACTCATTACAAATCTTATCCTCCAAAGCATAAAGAACTTTCGCTACGGTCTTATCGCCACTTACCTTCACGCAAGACTCACCAAGATCCCGGACATCTATAGCCTCCCTGATACGGGTAAGCTCGTCATATATCTCCTCTATCACATCAGAGATCATAACGCACTCATCAGAGTCCTTATACTTTGACCACTCCGGAAGATCACCCTCATAAGGTACGCAAGTGGACGGAGTTATATGTGAACAATTATGTTTTATCATATTAAAAAAATCTATTAAACCTATTTATATATATTTATTTACTTTAATATAATCGGATGCCTCTTTCCTCTAATGAGTTTAAACTTTTTGTGTGAAACATCCTTTGGATTTTCTCCGTTGAAATCCCTGATATTGAAATTTCCTGATTTTCTTCTTCCATAAATAAAACATATTTCATTGTTATACAATACTTTATCAAACAATCTAAATCCGAAAACCTCAAAAGGAGCTTGATTGTTTTTCTTCTTTCCTCCTTTTAAAATTTTCATTTTATGTATTTGCCTGTTATGTCTACGAATTAAACGCTTCAAGTATTGACGTTCAATTCGTTTCGCATTGAAGTTCCTAGAAATGACAAACGCATCGGATGTATGGTTTTTTTCAATCCCATATTTAATCCGATTATGTTTCGTGATGTAACCGAAAGTCATCGAAACGTTGTCATATCTGGATTTCAACTCCTCGTACAATTTCCATTTCATAATCCCCATCACGGCCGCATCACGAAGTGATTTACCTCTCTTTTTCTTCAATTCAATTTCTCCTTTATGAAATGCTTTATGACACGATTCACAAAGGGTGATTAAATTCGAAGGTGAATCCCCTCCTGTTTTTCTTGATTCCAAATGATGAACGTTTAAAACAGGATCTTTCGACTTTCCTTTACAATGACTACATTTATGTCCGTCTCTGAACAAAACGTACTCCCTGACATTCCAAAAACCAAGTTGTTCTCCGTTTTGATAATCAGCTCCTGAAATATCATGGTTTTTCATTTTCTGAGTATCGAACTGAGCGACTTCAATTACTATTTTAGTAATCGGAAGGATTTTATGAATCTCATTCACTTCGTTTAAATGGGAATCGATTCTTTGTTTTACAGAAGGGGCTACCCATCCTTTCTTTTTAGAGGAACCTCTGTTGTTAAATCTCGACTTTCTATATCTGAGCCTTGATCTTCTTGTCCTTCTATTTTGAAGTCTCATTGAAAGTAAATCTACAATGTCTGTTCTCAAGGTTGTTTCACAAGCAAATAACTCTTCTTTTTCAGTTGTTGCAGAAAAACCGATATGTTTAGCTCCTGCATCAATGCCCAGAGTAACTGGTTGTTTATGATCGGTTGATTTGTAAGTTAACTGAATCGTAAACGGACAAAGATTCACCACGGTTGCTTTATTTGCTTTAAGCAACCTCCTAACCTTACCATGCCTTGTCGTAGGCATCATCGGTTTACCATCTATGTCTTGTACATACACCATTTTACAAACTAATTCAATGTTTATTCAACATAAGTCAGGGTAAAAACCCTGTTAGTACCCATCGCCAATGTTATTTTGAGGTTTTATATAGGCAACACTGGAACCCAAATACAATCCCTGTTTAATCACCTACCTTAGAGCTACGGACTTGGATAAACATCCGTAGGTAACTATATATTCTCAAATAACGTAGCCTCTATTTCAAAGCTTAGGCTAATAATCCGATCCTTATGGATATATTAAAACCCTATAATGAAATTATATGGAATTAATATTATTTTTGATTATGCCAGTAACTTATTAACACGTTCCTTTAACGATCTTACCTCATCCGGACATAACCCGCAATCATTATCACATAATGACCTTTGCAGACGAATTATCTTACCCCAATAGGATATATCAGGCTTGTCACCGATCCTATACCTATGGTATCTCATATATCTACCCCATTGGCAGGACAGCCATTCGTCTACGACCTTACATAGATCTATTCTATCAAGGTTTGATATGCTCTGCGCGCCCACGTTATTAAAACTTTAAATTTTATTTATCAAACTAGTATTTATATCACAAGATATTCAATCTAATTGGGTTAAACGCAAACCCACTACCGACTATCATATTTACACATGAATCGCCGATTACTTTTCTAACTATCCCAATAGCCCCGTTGATATCCGCATTTATCAATTTGCCGATAGAGCTTTGAAACAATCCCCTACGTTTTCTTTTACCTAGATAATTATCTTGATGTTTCATCTCCTCAAAAGCCAGATGGTCAATCTTTGACGTATAAGACTCTTCATGAGTAACGACTTCTATACCTAACAACTTAGCTTTGTACATTATCTTATCAATTAACTTAGAATGAGGGATAGAGACAAAATGCTGATTGTTTATCTTACCAATATTTATCTCCTGCTTCCATTCCTTGTTAAGACCGATAATGATACGACCTATATTATTAGATGCACAGAAGTTTACGATATACTTGCTGATCTTATGAATCTTATCATTGATCCAACAATTACGATACAAAGAAATCCTTCTTATTCTCCTAGAAGTTCCCTTATCTCCAACATACGACATCAATCCGGCTTTCTTCTTATTATACCACCGATTCAATGATTTAATAACTTTCCCGTTTATAATGAAAGGCTTGATGCCTACATTACTGACACATGAACATAAATTATTTAATCCTAAATCGATCGAAAGGAAATTATCTTTATTAATATTCAAATTAACCTCCTTCCTTTCATAAATCACCTCTACCACATAACATGTGGCTTGCGGGATTATTCTTACTTGTTTTAACTCATCTTTCTTTACGTTAGTTTTTATCGGTTCAACAACATTCCTAACAAAATGGATATAACCATCATCCTTTATCCGACAAGTGGAAGTCGTAAATACAACCATATTCTGCTTCTTACCTTTCTTGTACTTCGGAAGATGAGGTCGATGATTGTTATACTTACCAGGATTTTTATCGAAATCCTTCTTCAGTTTGATCCATGAATTAACGTTCTTGAATACCTGACCAACCACTTGTTGCGACACATTACATGGTAATTGCCTAAAATCAAATTGATTTTCCCTACCTAATTTAGTCGAGAGATCATATTCCTTAAAATACTCCTTATTGAAAATACCCTGCCTTACCAGATACAGCACGTAATTGTACAACAATCCAGATTTAAGGCAAATATCCTCAAAACGATTATCCTTAATAATATGTCTCTCAACTAATCTCATTTATCTTAATATATAATTATTTCGCCCATCCAAAATCTCCTTTCTCATTTCCTGTACCTCCTCGTCTGGCGGGCATCCATACGGCAGGTTCTTGATCCATTCACGGATCTTTTTCTGCATATTAAGATAAGATACACCAACGCCATCACCCTTAGTACGAACTTGCTTATATATACTAACCACATCACGCTCCATGGTCTGCAACGGATCTTGCATAACCATACAACCAGCGGTGCTTCTAGAAGCGTACTCCATATCGCTAACAGCGGTAGAAGAAGAATGATTCATCATACTTCTCTCAATCCTTTCTCTCTCGGCCCTTAACGCCTTTTCCTTACAAGTATTACAACCCACGACTAAATATTTTTATGTTTAACAATCCACGCAATTGGTAGCCATCTCAAGAAGCTCTCCGACACGATCAATGATCTCATGAGCCGCCTCTATATTATCCAACCTGACGTTAGCCTCCGCTACAGCCATAAGCGTCTCCATCTCCTGTATCTTATTTATAAGATCCTTATCCTTGTCCTCGCATAGGATATCAGTCTTAATCCATAGCCGATCAAGACGTCTGCGTATAAGATCCGTCTTAAGATACTTGCGACTGAAGTTGTAAGTAGAAGGGCTACCTATGATCTTGATATCATATATACCATCAGGTAGATCAAGGTACTTTACATTACAATCATCGTAATTAAAACAATTGAGGCCTAATGTTAGGCTAGTAAAGGTATTGACCTGATTCTTGCCAAGGAACAACGTAACGGGGTCGGACATGCCCGGCGTAGTGATCTCGATAATCGCCTTCCTGTCCTCCAGTAGCCCCCACTCAGACTCATCCAATACCTGAAGCACCTTGGGATCACGTGTCTCTAGCACCTGAAATGACAGCCGAATATCATTCATGTTAACCTTCTTATCGTACCGGCATAAGCTATCGTCATAACGGGCTTGCATATCAAGATCCGGGATATCGGTATAATATGTCTTAACCTCATGACCGTTGATAAACACCGATGTTATCTGACAAACATGAGACCTAGCGACATCAAAAAACACCATCCTTACATTACCCTCATAATCGACTCCCGATGTCGGGTATGTCAATATCTGGGTATTATACTCACCATCGTTACGCCTAGCTACGACAGTAATTACGATAGGCTTCTCTATATCGTAATCATCCATGATAATCCTAGCGGCAAACTTATCATGAATTATCTTCGGTATGATATTGATCTGATTCATCTTAATATCTTTTTCACAAAGATACTAATTTGATCGATAAAACAAACGAGGCTATAAGATAAGAGCATCAAGAAGATCCTGCTCGCTTAGAATTATACCTCCATTGATAGCCATAGACATAGCTAAATAAAGACATAAGCATGTGAGATCATATCTAAGCATTCTACTCCTAAGAGATACAATAAACTTTTTAAGGTCAGGATTATCCCCAGCCAAAGACATATAGCCGCTAAAAAGGAACGTATTGTATATAGGATCGGATGTAGATGATTTGATATCGCTGTAAGACATACCACAAATATCTACCCACAATCTTATAGATTTGACGACTATCTCCTTTACAAGAGACTTATTCAACAAACATCCGAATCTGACCAAAGCCACTATATCTCCCCACTTCTGATCGGATATCTCTTTAATAACATACATCGACCCATTCAAAGGATCTTTTACGACAGATGACAGTATATTCTTACATCCAATGGAATCCGATAGCTCTTGGATATTAAACATATTATTATCGTGGTTAAATACGATGGACATATCTCCACCTCTTATGATACTAAAGCTACTCATCACGAATCCTCCACAAAAGAATTAATATCAAAACAGTCATCATAAGAGCATAGGCCAGGCTCATATCCTTCCTTGCCATCCTCTATGTCAGAAATAGCTCTATCAGCAATAGATCTTAACTCTAATAGACTTACACCTAAAAAATCTAAGGCCTCTTTCAAGTACTTATATAAGGACGAGGTTTTAACTTCCTTAAACCCCTCGTGAATCAAATGACTATTGAATATACTGAAAAGAACTTTATCATTCCTACCGTCAAACCTTTTACCATTGTTTTTAAGACTACCATCAGAGTCAATCATCTTCCTTATCTTACTCGCAGATCTGGTATTTATGATATTCACCATAATCATAACTTTGTAGTCAACAGCGGCTCTTCTAGCTTTATTAGCCCTCCCCTTTGAACTTACAGGTGCATTGTCCTCGCCGCCAATATACCTGAACTTAGCCTTGCCTACAAAGCATGATGGATAAACCTTGCGAATATTCCACTTATAATTATAATCACCGATTGATCTCATGATCGACAACTCGCTATCAACTACCATCGATATCATCTTATAAGCCTTCTCAAAACACTTAAACGATCCTACATACTCATAGATAAACCGGTACGTCATACCTAGCTTAAAATCTTTATCAGATATCCTATTAAACACTATAGCTCTATCAAAGTTGATGATAATAGCCATAATAATCTTAAGCCTAAAGTAGGGAGGTATATAAATATCATCAGGACTGATGTTCCTAGGATTAGCCGTGGTATAATCAGCGCCAGCGAAAGTATCTCTACGTTTCTTGAAATTACGCGGATATATAGGCTGACCTTTAGATAGCTTAATGCAAGTACGCCCCTCATCTACCTGCTTCTTCTCAGCCTCGGTATACACCGGAAATTCCTTTATCATAGAAGAGCATTTCCTTATATAATTCAAGTCGAAATTCATATTGTTCATATTTTGTCCACTTCAAATATAAGCAAAATATAAGACCTTTAAAAGAATAAGATGAATTAATTTTCCCATATATCACCATTATTATTTCATTAATAACATAACTTGCTGAAACACAGTTGTCCATTTTGTGACATGTGTAATAAGAAGCTTCGCCTCTTTCTGAAGCAAATCTCATTATAAAGCATTCCTTTATTTAATTCTTACCAATTTCTAATTAATAACCCTATTAATGAAATGATGTTAGCTAACGCCTTTTATTATCTAAAGTAGACATCCAAAAAACATTAATTTAAAAATGAGTAGTATGTTGGCAGATAAAGATCTTAATAATCCCACTCAAGACTCTTTATGATTGTATTATTGAGATATTTACTATATCCTTACATTCGATCTTATTTGGCAGATGACTACTATCTTTAAACATAATGATCCTATATGTTTACTTCTTTTCTGCGCTAAAGCGTGAAGTGCCAAAGGGAATCGGCAGGGTTGGTCGTGAGTCGCTCCGCTCCTGGCCGGCCATGGAAGGCAGCCACCAGCCCCACGCCATGACGCCGCCACCTTGTTTATTGGCTTCCAGCAAGAGTCACCTAAAAACAATACTTGTCTATACAATTATCTCTACGGTTCCAGAAGTTAAATAAGAACTATTTGGCTTTAAGGAAAGTTGTTAGTTAAAAAGATGGTCAATTAAGTTATCTGGTCAAATAAAATCTTTATATTCGCGTCACGGTCGGTTGGATGAGTGGTTTAGTCGGTGGTCTGCAAAACCATATACCCCGGTTCGAATCCGGGACTGACCTCATTTTGGTTTTGGTTGATACGTGGGTAAGGATGAATGTAGGGGATTATGGTAGATCATAATCCCTTTCTTTTTGGAGGTTCAAAATCTGACTCCCATCTAGCTATATCACTTATCCTGAAATCGTCCATCATAAAATTTCCGTTATCCATACCATCACCTCGTGTATTAATACCTAGGTTATAAGACCTAAGGGAAAGCGTATTATTGATTTTCGTGTTAATAATAAGTATACCATTAACAAAACATCTTAATATGTCATATTCATTACTGCTTCTGACTATAGCTATATGATACCATTTGTTTGCCTCAACTCTATCAACATGCCAACCAGCTTGTTGAGCTTGAAATAAAAAATAAAAACCAGTACCTGTTAAAACTACACCAAAATAAAAAATACCATTAGGATATTCATGCTCAACCAAACAACTTGTAACAAGATTGGTTGACTTATACCAAAAGTCTATAGTAAATGGATGACCGTCATAAAACAGCTCAGGCAATAACGATTCTTTGGTGTTTATGATAGTATAAAGAAAAGGATCCGTTTTGTTATATTGGGCACATTGTATTGAGCCATCGGTGATAAGATTGGCGTTATTGGCTATAAAGAGATTGCCAGTGGGAGTAGGATTTCCCTCTACCTTAAAATTACCATTGAATCTCATCAAAAACCTAGTATGATCATCAATTACCCCCCCCTAGTATATTCAATCATTCTTCGTCTCATAAAACCTTCATCTTCTTTAGCAAATATATTAAAACCAATAATATCAACAACACACTAATTGATGTGACAGCTATTGGCCATCTTGATTCTTTCTTGTCATCTACATCCTTATGTTCGATGTCTGTCTTCTTATCAATATCCTCAATACCGGCGATCGTCTTATCAACGCCAAGGGAATCGGTCGTCACCGTGCTATCCCGCCGGCCGATGACGATATGAGCGTCCGTCTGGGAGGACACGGGTCGCTCCCCAGTGGATGGATCCACCTCCTTCGTAGTATCGAATTTCCTCTCAGTTATGACAATATCAGCATTAAGATCAGATGTCCTGATCTCTACGATCTTCCGGTCCATGACCTCATCTATCATCGTCTCTATCCTGCTTATCAAACGATTATCTATAGACGTGTCGCTAACCTGCCTCCTGCTTCCACAAGAGGACAGGAATAGCGACAGACCTAAACAAAAAACAGCCTTAAGACTTATCCTTAACCTTATCATCAGCAATCTTCTTTATATCGTCAAACATCTCGTCAGGTATGTTTTTAGAGAAGCCAAACATCTTGAATACGTTTATCCTCTTGAATACAGCCTTGAACACCTTAACCAGATAAGCGTCAGCGAAAGCATCCCCTATCGTATTCAGGAAAAGCATCACATATCCAACAAGGGCTATATACACCCCATATTTGGTAACGGTAAGTATCATGCTAGCCTCCTCCTCGATCGGGTATAACGTCTTATATATAACACATAATGTCATTACTATAAAACAAGACAAAGCGAACTCCTTAAGAATATCAGTGAACCTGACCTCCCTAAGCCATCTCTTGAAACTAAACCTCCTCCTACGGCTTCTACGGAGCTTCCAGCCCCTTACGCTTTGCGCTAACCTAGCCAAAAAATTCGCTATTAATACTATAAGTAATACGGTCAATAAATGATGCACTGGCTGGAAGTAAGCCCAGCAAGAGGCACCATACGCAAGCGCTATATTCCATAAAGCCCCCACTCGCTCTATCATGTCTTTGTCTTTCATTTTATACCCTATACGCAAAGTTAACCACTATACCGTTAAGTACCTAAAACACCACGGCGTGTATACCGTTCCTCGTATCAAGGCTGTCAAAATGTAACCAACCCACCTTCCCTTCAAGCCGGAAAGGATATGGTAACATATCTTGATGATCCAAGATCAAGCCTCTAGCCTGTTCCGCCGTCATTGACTTGACATCGAAATCCCCAGCCTTACCCAACACATGAGCGGATAGATAAACATCTTTCTTATCCTTAACTATCTGGCAGATGTTGCATCTAAGACCACGTTGGGAAAACTGCCCCTGCTTGTCCCAATTATTACAATACATAGGCTGTTTGATTATATCCCTCCGTAATATAAGAAGATTATGGAGAAACGCAGTATCAAGAAACTGCCACGATCTATCCTTCCACTTATTGTATGTATGAGGACACACCAATTCCACTATATCAAAATACGAACCTAATTCTTTTATAATATCATTTCTATTCATATCATCCATTTGGTAATTATATACAAGTTTACACTTGTATAATTAGTTAATAAATTTCTTAACCGGGTTATACCCAAACCCTGTATGGAGTGGCATTACTGCATCCCCCTTTACTTTTCTCATGATATTATAACTTCCGTTGATATCAGCGTTAATAAGAATACCATCTCTTGTCCTAAAAAGACCTCTTCTTACCCTTCTTCCAACATAAGTATCATGATGGCATACTGGCTCTAAATCGAAAGAACTGCATTTTGACGTGTGAGATTCATTTACTTCAACAAATCTTAGCCCTTGTCTTTCCGATTTATACCTTAACATTGATATAAACATCTCAAATGGAATTGAAACAAAATTCTGATTGTTTCTTTTGCCAAGGTTCACATTTTGCTTCCATCCATCATTATGACCTACTATCAATGTTGTTATATCCTCATTCAAGCAAGTATTTATTATCTCCTTACTTGCCTTATGAAGATAATCTTTCACCTTGTTGTTTCTCCTTCTTGTTAAGGACATCAACCGTCTCGAATTTTCTTTACCATTTACTTTCTTTAATTGTTTTTGAATATCTGACCTTTTTTTATTATAATACTGATTAATAGATTTAAGTCTCCTTCCATCTATCAAAATAGACTTATTGCTTACGTTAGTTACGATAGAAGCAAGATTATTTACACCTAGATCAATAGACATGACCCTATTGTTATCATCAAGTTGATCTTTTATAACTGACTCATATACAACTTCTATAACATAACAATCTGATTTAGGGACGAATCTAACCTGCTTTACAGTTCCCTCCTTACAATTAGTTCTTAAAGGAGATAATCCCTCCTTCTTAGGGAAATAGATAAAATCTCCTCTATGTCTAAACTGTACGTAAGAATAAGAAAATACGTTCCTGCCTTTTGTTTTATGCTTATATTTTGGGAATTTAGGGCATCCGGTAAATTTCTTATTATCACGCTTCCATGCCTTGATAGCCGAGAAATAAGATTTTAGATTCTTATCTAAAGCCATAAGAACCTGCTGAGAGGATGATCCACTCATTGCCCTATAATCTATGTTATTCTCTGCTACCATCTTCTTGTTAAGATCTACAGATCTTATCCATTTACCTGTACTAAGAAACTCTTGCTTTATTATATACAAAGCCGCATTATACAGATTCTTGGATAAGAAACATATTCGATCTAAATCCTTATATCTCTTATCATTAATAGTAATTATATATTGCTCCACCAAATACATAGCGCAAATATAAATAGAATATTTACAAATTCTTATTTATATGCTATTTTAGTGTAAAATTATATATAATCACCGTCCATTTTTAAAATAATGTAAAATAACAATACCACGATAACCTGATCCTCCTCGACCGCTCGTAGCCCCACTATTAGAAGCTTTAGAGGCTCCTCCTCCACCACCTCCATAATAAGTGGCATTACCTCCATTTTTGCCATTAATAATAACACCCTCAATATCCTCGACTCCAGCTCCATCACCTCCCCCGTGATTTCCGCCTTTCCCTCCGGATAAAAAGCCTGTATCCCATCCTCTTGTATAAGCCCCCGATCCACCACCAGCGCCCATAGGATAAGGATATCGGTCAGGATATTTGTTGTTAAAAACATATGATCCATCTTGCCCTGGATTTCCCGGGGAAGAATCATGGCCATCCCCTTCAACTCCATATCCGCCTCTTCCACCTTTACCGGCGATAGCCTGATATGTATCGAATACACTATCCTGACCTACATCTCCAACAACCACCCTATATGTAACACCTGGATTTACGGATATAGTCCCAGTCTGTACACCACCTCCGTTACCGCCACTCCCGGCATTATATACATCGGAAGATTCTCCATTAAGACCTCCGGCGACCAACGCGAACTCAACCTCATAGACCCCATCAGGAACCGCCCAATATCCATTATCCTGAGGAGATAGTTCCTCGAATACCTCTATTATCTTCCTTTTGGGTAACATTCTTCTTCTCATCATAAGGCAAATAGGATTTTACCCCCCCCCAATTTAATTTTAAAATATTGATATTCATAATATTATTCTGGTTTAATCGTCCATCTCTGGGCGTAGTTATTTTTTAACACATATATCTTCTCCATAGGTGTAGCGGGAGACCCGTTGGACGAGCCTTTCACGAATCCCTCTGGGGCCTGCTCCGTGCCGGAAGGACGCTGGTTTTCGGTTGGATAAATAGCATTATACATGCTTACCGAAAGACTATAGAACTGGTTCCTCTTCCCATCCTTAGCCACGGATGTCATAGTAATCTGATCCCATCCTACAACAAGGTCGTAGAAAGAGTTCACGAAATCATCTGATCTTTTTTGGCTATGAGTGGATGCATTCACGTTAAACCATGTAATAGCCCTCATCTCATAAATATAATCCGGAAGCTTATCCATTCTAAGACTATTGCTATTAACTGCAATGAAACCAGTAAGATGTTCCAATCCCCTTCCAGACATATTATCATCATTCCAACCCGTCCTCCTTTCTCCACTTACCCAGTCATTTAAAAAATCAAAATCAGTAATATTAGGATTTATCTTATCTACCTCGAAAAAAGGAAGGGTATTTATATCAAAATAATTCCACATATCACTGGGGCCAGGAGTTATATTTAACGTCTTAAGTTTAGGAAGGTCATTAAACTCCTTTATATACCTATCCAAATAACATGAAGACAAGTTAAGGGTTTCAAGATTTTTCATATTCTTTATATTCCTTATCCCGCTAGATTCTATATCCCTAAGATCAAGCATATTAAACATATTTAAATAATATACCTCTGTCTTACTGGTTATAGCCTCAGGAATTACGGTCATTCTTTGCCCTATATTTTGAAGATCGATATAAATTAACTTTTTGGATCTTGACAACTTGTCTACAGGTATACCGTCATTAACATACAGCGTATGGGATACGACCAAAAACTCAAGTCCTGGTATATCCACAATCGGGAAAGATGTCATCTTGCAAATTTGGATATTGGCATAATAAATATCACAAGTAAAATCTATCGACACAGCCCGTTGTACGTCCCTCCTCCCATCAGCGTAAGTATGATTATCCACAGGTACGTATTGCGATCCATCCTCCTTCCTGAACCACCACGTAGTATTGGGATTTTTCTTATGTTGTATCGCTAAAGAACGGAATATAATACGATAATTATCCTCCCCTTGAACCTTGGTCATAGGAAACTGCTCCTTTATTCCATCCCCCCAATCCACATTAGCCATACCGGGCTTTCTGGATCTAAACTCGACAAACGTATTATAAGGATTATCAACGACAGGATCAGGTACATAATTATAATCATCGGTATAATAATTTCTAAGTGCCCTATCCCATGTAGTGAACCACACGAACTTGTTGGATGATGCCTCGTATTTATATAATGTCTTAGCCATTACCTATCTTGTTAAAATATTCTACAATAACATTCCTGTCCAATCCCATAGAATCACATAAATACTCCCCTTCTGGTTGACCCCCAAACGATAATACCTTATCCGTATCATGAGCTAAAACATCTCCATTGCCTACAAAGGTACGCCCATCGTCAAATACGATAAGCTTATATGGATTATACAACCTCGTGTCAATATCAGAAGATCGTATTGACCTTAACACCGAAGCCTCTGGTGCCATACTAAACCTCCATCCATAATTATTCATAAGCACATAAACCATCTCCATAGGAGTCGACGGAGAGCCATTAGACTGACCCTTTATAAAACCAGAGGGAGCCTGTAATACGCCACTAGGTCTTTTATCATCAGGATTGGCATCCATATATATACTTAGATACAATCCATAAAACTGATTTCTTTTGCCATCGGAAGCAGAGGAGGACATAGTTAGATAATCAAACCCCATCACCTTCTCATATAATGTTGATATAAACGTATCACATCGACTTTGGGTTGACAAGCTGCGATGCATATAAAAGCTATTCATAGACCTCATCTCATATATATAATCCGGGAGATTACTTACATCTATATTACTATAACCGTATGAAGCGTCGATACGCTCAATGTTTCCCAATCCCTTACCGCTCATATACGGATGCCAGCTCACGACAGACCCATACCATCTATTTATATGATCGAAAATCCTTAAGCTAGGATTTATCTTATCCACCTCATCCATAGCCGGGCATGTATTAGGGTCAAACGATGGCATAGCCACTCCCGGGGATATATATAATTCTCTTAGCTTGCTAAAAGACAGCCATTCCCTTGGATATACCCTAACCCTGCAACCTGCCAAAGCTAATGTTACAAGATTAGGCCACATAGAGGGGAATTTCCTTATATTAGAAGACTCCGTATCATTAAAATCAGCCGTTCGACTTAAATTAATGCCTTTTAACTTAGTCAACCTATCCCAATCATCCGGTATGGATGTCAATGTCCCTACACCCAATTCGTTAAGTGTTATATACTCTATATTTACCGATCTACGTATCCTGTCTTTAGGGATATCGGTTATATTCCCATCGCCGGTAATGGATAAGGTTAAGTTGATAATACTTGGGGCGTCTAATATCGGGAATCCTACCATCATTATCCTTGTTGTTTGAACGAATGTAATATCATTCGTAAAAGTCATGGTAATGACCCGATCTTTATCTAGCCCATCAGCGTAAGCATGATTGGGGGCGGGAATATACTCACTCCCATCTTCCTTATAAAACCACCATGGATGGCTATCCGGATTCTTACGATAACTTATATCCCTTCTCCTAAACATCAACCTATATCGCCCGTATATGGATTCGCTCCTGTCCTTCACGAAAGGGAATTGATCTTTATTCCCATCACCCCAATCGACCTCGCACATGCCGGGGGTCTTGGAATAAAACTGTATACTCTCATTGTAATTATTAACATCCAATATAGGATCAGGCACGTCATCAGTAGTATCATTCCTGTCAACGCCCCTAAAAGCATATTTGCCTTTAGTAAAAAAGGTTATAGACCCTTTATTCGTATCCTTACATATCAACTTCATATCTCTCCCTCCTCTATTCTCCTGAAATACTCGACAACCGGCGAGCTGTCCAATCCCAGATCGTTACAGATATCCATAGCCTCGTATTTGTCGGCGAAATTATACTTACTCATATTATCATCCAACACGTCTCCGCTGAACACGGATACATGACCGTCCTTTACGCCAAGGACGAACGGGGTAATCCTAGCCTTCCCCGCCCGCCTTGCCCTCGTAAGGGCGGCCTTGGAGGCTGGCGCCGGGGCCAAGACCCATGTCTGCCCGTAGTTGTTGGTAAGCACATACACCTTCTCCATAGGCGTCGTAGGATTACCATTACTAACCCCCTTGACAAACCCCTCAGGGGCTTGATAAACGCCAGATGGTCTCTTATTAGTAGGAGCTGCGGCAGTATATAAATCTAAGGTAAGTTTATAAAACTGATTCCTGTTACCGTCAGAAGCCATCTGTGACATCGTTATATAATCCCAGGACATCATCTTATCATAAAACGTGTTAACGAACGTATCAGCCCTCTCCTGCGTATTTATAAATCTACCACCATCACGCAAATTCCATACCCTAAATTCCCTTACCTCATACAACCAATCCGGAAGATCATCTACCGGTACCGTGCCTGAATTACAATACGTGCCCTGAATCTTATTCAACTTACCTCCTACCAGATCTTGTTTCCATGAGCTACCACCACTCATAAAAGTAACGCCTGTCTTATCATCCCCTACCTTATCCACCTCATCAAATACAGGTATATTATTCCGATCGCTTATAATGCTTATACTCACGGCAGGGATGGAGTTGAAAGCCGGATCATAAGAAGGGATGTTACACCAATTGAAATTAAACTCGGTAAGATTCTTCCATTCAGAGAACCTTCTCCAATTAGAATCAGGATCATCCCCGAAATTAAAAACGCTATTGCATCCGAAATACCTCAGGTTTTTCATGTTCAAAAAACCTTCTGGCCAATTACTCCATACACCAGAATGAGAAAAAGCTCCCATCTGTATATTACGAAGATTAACGCTCTTGCTTATCCTGTCATATGGAATATCTCCATTTTTTAAAACGGATCTAACCACAGCAAAATAAGTTATATCAGGAAGATTAGTTATAGGGAACTCATGAAGGACAATACCATCCATATTGAACTCCCCATCGATTACGTTAGAGAACCTCATCGTAACCTCCCTACGCCTGATATCGCTATACTTATGTGGAGGAACCGGTATATACTGAGATCCATCCTCCTTCCTATACCACCATGTAGTATCGTCAGGATTCTTTTTGTACTCAATATCTAAAGACCTGAATACTATCCTATAACTACCGTCAGATATCTTGACCAAAGGGTATTGATCCTTTGTCCCATCACCCCAATCGACGTCCACGAATCCTGGATTGTTTGCCGAGAACCTGAGATTACGATTAAAATTACCTAAATCTACTATCGGATCAGGCACATAATCAGCATTCCTCCCATTATAACAAGGGAACCTATCCTCGTTAACATAAAACGTCACCGAGGACAGGGTCGTATCATATCCTACTAAAAATCCCATATCAACTAATTGAGGTTATATCATAAGACACCCATTCCTTGTATCCGTTAACCATCTCATATACCTTGTTGATGGTCTTGCATACGACAGCGAATCCGATATCCACGTTAGGGAACTTCTCGTTAAGCTCATCTATTGTAAGCTCCTTAGTTATACTCTCATCCCACTTACGCATCTCCTTTACCTCCATGAGGATCGGTTTACCGGTTATACCTACGCTCATTACCCACTCACCCTCACGATTGGCATCCGCCAGATCGGGGAAGATCGTAACGCCAAAAAGATCGGAGAGGGTGAAGTTCTCGCCGGTACGGGTAAAGGATGCCGCCGCCCCCGGTGTAAGAACCACCTCGTTCACGGCCAACAGGCTCGTAAGTTTCTTGGCTCCTCCTGATACCGTGGCGTTAAACACGACAGTAACATTACCGGTAGCGCTATTAACGAACTTGATCTCATCCTTATCGCTATTTATAGCTTGTAAACGTGATCCAGATACGATATTCACGATCTCATAGTTCTTGTCATAAGTGCTTTGCAACGTAACATTACCATATCTTGTATCAATCAACGTAATCCACTTAGCCTTACCACCTACTATCTCTACAAGCTTATAAAAAACGTTATTACCATCAGCGTCAACCCATCTAGCTATAGCACCCGGGGCGAAATTAGTCACCTCCCGATCTTGAGTATAACTTATAGTGCTTTCCGTAGGCTTGTTAGCCAAAGTAACGTAAAGACATTGCTGTACATCGGCCTCCATCTTAACTATCCCAGCACCATCGTAATAATAATCAGGTACATTTTTTTCTCGTATCAACAAGATAGTACCTTCCTTAAGCTTATCGGCGTTAGTTGGATCATCCACGAAAGACTTCATCTGGATATAAGTATCGAAGATAATAGACGTACTCTTATCCTCTATCTTCTGATTGATATCATTGACAATATTATTAATCTCGTCTTTCGTATAATAAGGAGATAAATCAACCTTCGGGCCTTCCTGCTCTAAAGCCTGAGTTCCATCCCACCAATAATCAGGTACCTCCTGCTCCCTGATCCAGAAGCTGTCCCCCACACGGAGCTTAGCCGTGTTCTCCGGAACCGCCAGCCACTCATTCATGGCATCGACCGTATCAAAGATATACGCCGTGTTCTTGCCCTCAGCTATACGTCTTACGACAGCCAACTCGCTCTCGACATCGCTAAGTCTTTCCTTTATATTATTGATCTCTCGCTCTAACTTATCATAATTATCCTCCTGATCTATAGCGTCACCGATGGACATATAAACCTCGTTAGTGAGCTTATTGTAGGTAACACGAGCCACCTTCTCGTAGGATGTCTTATACGTAGATGAACCCTTACTGGTATGACAAACAAAATCATACGTATTTTGATACACCACAGATCCACCGGTATTGATGAAATTATATCCATCTTGGCTCATCGTACCTCCCTTGTATCCAACAAGTTCAAAAGAACATTTACCCGTACCTTTAGATCCAAACCATGTAGCGTAGGCCATGAAATACGTCTCTTCAGGTAGGATATCATAATATTTAGCCCTTAAATCCTTCACCGACATCCAAACACATTCCTTACCAGAACCGGTATTATCACCACCCCATTTAAGAACTTCTCTAACAGAGCTATCTCCATTTCCGGGGCCAGACCAACCTACAGCAAGATTATCTATGGTGGGAACATTAGAATTAAGGGCTTCCGTCATCGTGTCCAAGTCCCTTCCGGAACTTGATTCCCATAAATATCTGAACGTCACAAAATCAACATCCCCGATCTTAATGCCTCCAGTATTACTAGGATATGTTTTTGTGACTAACTCATAATACCATTTACCATCACGGAAAGTAGCCCTTATCCTCTCTACTTGCTTGGGGGATATAGAGACATATGATCCGCCAACAGAAACGTTATCGCCATCAACCGCACGGGAAGTCCCATCCTTTGGATCCTCAGGATCCACGGGGGTGTAGATCGTAGCCTGCTTATCTCCGGCATTGATAACAACTATATAATAGCTGTCCCCGTCAAGACCCTCATTATGAGCCATGGTGACAAAACCTTGCTCGCTATCCGGTCTCCATTCAACGACAACCATATGCTTATCCATAGGTATACCGGAAACGCTGTTAACGTAGTTTGTTGACGACATGAAAATGGCATGATCATCATAAGCCTCATCAACACGTTGATGCTTAGTAGCCAATCCGTCAAGACGTGATATCTCAATGGGGTCAGTTACCTCGACCCCATTATAATCATACCACTTATATCCGATCATCGTATTCTCACGACGATATTTCCTTTTCCTTATGACCTCACCGCCGGCTAGGGCGTCAATCATATAATAATCATTACATACCTTAACCATAGCCTTGATATTAACAGGTTTGACATAAACAAGCCACGATAGTAGCGCCATCGGGGATGGAGGTCAGCGTAGTCCCTACCGGGTAGGTCGGGGAGGATGACTCCATCACCATCAACGACGTCCGCTCTACGACCATATTGTTATCAATCAACCGGCTCCCCTCCACATAGAACCGGCCATCGGCCACCTCATAGCACTCTCGCACCGGAACCATATGTCTTTGGCTCTTATCCGCGTAATCGCAGATCGTCACCTTAGCCCCATCCGGTATAGACGTAAGCTCATCACCTACATTATAATCAGGATGATCAGAGTACACGACATACAATATAGACTTAATATCCTGCAATGCCGGATTGACTGTCCTGAATCCCTTCAAATGTATCTTATGACCACCGATCTCATAACAATCATCCACGTCCATGATATTAAGATCACAACTGATAACCGTCCAGCCGTTAATAACCGTCTGCGTAGGGGTAGTATTGATAGGATGATCGGGGTCGGTAGACTCAACGATCTTATAGTCGAAAGTCTTTACATCCAGATTTCCGTTCAACGACTCCTGTCTCCTGATCTTCACCGTACCCTTTCCGGTATCATAACAAGTCTCAGTGGTATCTATAAGTCGATCCATATAATCCGGCTCCTCGCATTCGATACGAGTGAAATTAGATGGCAAAGAGGTATATTGAGTACCAACATGGATATCATTGTCTGTAGAACTCAATACATGATGATTATACGACCTAACATGATTTAAAGGGTTGATAACGTAAGTGGATTTAATCCTTACCGATCCTCCCGGTGTCGAGTAACATTCTACCGCATTTCTGGTAATACGATCATCCAACCTTTCTAGAGCACACCTTTCACGGATAAAATCCGCAGGGATATTATTTATCCTATTTCCTAGCCCATACCTATTATCAGACGAGTCCACAATCTCCCAGAACTGGTTTCTTTTCCCAAGATCACCGTCATAAGACACCACATGTCTCATACGCACGCTTCCGGCTGATGTCTTGTAACACTCCTCGATATCAATAGGCATCCTATCTTCCATATCCGTGAAATCACAAGACACCAAAGAGAATCCGTCCGGGAGGGTAGCCAGTTCGGCCCCCGGAACGAAGCCGGCGTCATCCGATTCAAGCACCTCGAAGCGGACGTATCTTGCCTTTATCTTGGAGTCATAAGAAACCAGCCTACGAAGCTTGACATTGCCATTGCCTCCGTCATAACACTCGACATAAGACCGGATGTCACGCTCCTCCATATCGTCGAAATCACAGACAGTCCTTACCCACGTATCTGGCAAGGAACTGAAGCTGGCGCCCTCAGGTTGTGACGGATCGGTAGTCTCCAGGACTTTATAGCTCTTATCCCTAACTCCTATATTCCCGTCCCATGACGTGAGAACCTCCAGCTTCACCTTACCGGCCGGTGTCTTATAACATTCTACAGTTACCTCAATATCCCGGTCCTCCATATCCGTGAAGTCACAAACGACCTCAACCCAGTCATCGCTTATGCTGGTGATAAACTTACCTACCGGATTCTCAGGATCGGTACTTTGCTTGACGCGATACCATTCCTTTCTGGTACCCATCTCGTAATCAAATATCTTATACCCCTCTATCTGTACCCTTCCGGTCCCGGTATCAAAGCATTTAAGCACCGGTATTATCTCCCTTTGGGTCATATCCGGGAAATCACATACTATACGACTCCATGTATCGGGTATCTTATCATACTCCGTACCGATAGGATTGCTATCGTCAGTCGTATTCACCACCTCATAATGGGATACCTCCGGGTTCAGGCGGGGGTCTACTGACTCAACGCCCTCGATCTGGACCTTGCCCCCTTCCGTGGCGTAACATTTACTTACGAATATCAACTCCCGATCGGTCATCTCCGCTATGCTACAATCTATAGCTACCCACTCGGCAGGAATCTTATCCAATTCCGTACCAATAGGCGTATCAACATCTGAAGAGTTGATGATAAATATCTTCTCGGCCAATATCTCACCCTTATTATTCATATAGGTATGGATACGAGCCTCTACCTGACCTCCCGGAGTACGATAACATTGGTTGACGATCGACACACGGGCGTCCTTGATGTTAATGAACTGATAGTCCTTTTTAGGAACCTCGCTTACAAGTCTCTTTACTCCTTTATCATCGAAGTATACGTAACACCCGTCATTCCTCATCATGACCGGATACGTCTTTCCGTCTATGACAACACCTGAGAAGTCATCTGGCGGAACGGAGAAACCCATGCTACCAAATATGGAAGCCAGTCTCTTTAAATACTCATTTATCGCAGACATAATATCATATTTTAATTCTACTGCCTCAAAGATAACAAAAAAAGGGAAGAGAATTGAATCTCTCCCCTTTAGGAAATATATGAACGCAAAAAAGGTTCTTTATTTCGGCTCAGTTACGATGGCCGGGCCAAGACCAGCGGCCGCCCCGATCATATTAATCATCTCCTGAACTCCCTCATGAGCGCCATAGCGTACACGTAAGATCAAATTAACCGGATCGTCGGCGATAACCTTTCCGAATCCTTGAGAGTACCTATGAGGATTAATCGTGATCTGGAAGTCCACGTATTGGGCTGTTTGCTCAACACGGCTGTATTCATTCATGAACGTCCGCCCCATGAAATCCTGATGTTTCGGGAAACCGTTGAAATGAGCATAGCCCTTCAACTCGTCATCCATCATATTACCGCCGACATGAGTACGTGGCGCTTTGCTGGACAGTCTCTCGAAATGAAGTTGATCCCACCAGATAGGAGACCCCTCGTCAAGAGAATCAGGATAACCTCCGCTAGCGCCAACGATCTCAACGCTATCCTCTACATAAGTCATTTTATCCATCAAGCACTCTGACGGAGATAATAACATTTCCTTACCACGGAAACGGATACCGCACTTGCAGTTAGTACCAAGTTCCTGAGCCGACTCCAATTTCTTCCACATACGGTTGCGGTAGGACGCCGGAGCCTCGCTGGTGAAGAATCCCTCGAACACCTTGTCGCACTCATCACACAACATGTTAGTATATACCGTTGTCTGGAAGCTATGCTGGCAAGCCGCAGGAGTACCGTAGTCAGTGATCTCCAGTTCCGGGAAAGCCTGTTTGATTTCCTCCAACGCACTGTTTCCGCACTCATCATCCGGGATCGTGATATAATACTTCTCGGTGGATACCTTGCAAGAACCACAAGCCGACCAAGAAGCGGTACGAACCGTAGGATTCTTACACATATCGGATGTCTTAGCCACATAGTAGATAATAGCCGTAGGATTGGCCTCCACGAAAGTAGAGATCTCCTCATCCGTCAATTTCTTTGAAGTAGCGGCAATATACAAACCTGATCCCTTGATCTGACTCATCTTATTAACCGTATCGGCTACAACGTTAGGCAATGACTCCACCGTAGTAGACATATCAACACCGTCATCCTCCAAGGAAATAGAATACAGATAGCCGCCCTTAACCTCGGTATAGTTAGGAGGACAATCCGTACATCCTTTCATGATAGAGATAAGGCGTTGAGTATAGTCAGCCGGTTTAGCGCCTTTCTTCATCACCTTATAACGTGACATGCTACCCTCGATAGTCTCACGTACGATCTTCAATCCTGGATATTGAGCGCGAACCTCAGCCAACGCCAGATCATCACCAGTATCGCATACCTCCATGCAATAGAAGTTCACGTCCTCCGTCTCAGGCTCAGTAGCCTCATTAGTGCATCTTGTAACCGGAGTGATATCAATATAATCAGATACCTTGCCACCACCTGCGATAGGTTGGTTCTTCATCCGCTCGATACACTTCAATACGGCGGGTAACAAATCAACCTCCTCACAAGGATCGCATTCCTCACATTGATTTGGAGTATTGTCGCAATCATCCAAAAGGATAGCGTCATTGATCTCAACACGACCTTCCTCGTAGCCAAGAAGCTCGAAAGCCCTGCCGGCGAGAATCAAGCGGATAACGATACGGTCGCCCTTGGAAACGGAGAAAGCCGTGTCGTCAGAGACACCATTATATCCTAAGATAACGTCATCGACATAAGCGTGATCCTTCTTCGGCCAAGAAGCGTAAATCTCGGTGATCTCATTCAACGAGAACAGAGGCGTGGAAAAATCCTTGTCATATATAGAACGGGAAGCCGCTTGTTCATTACGACCGATACGAATCTCATAACGCTTATCATTACGAGGCTTACCGGTAAAATCAATCACGGCCTTACAACCGTTCTCGGAAGTATCTTTAGTATCGTAAATACCGATCTGTCCTTCCTTCAATAAGATGGAATCAACATCCACCATCTTAGCGTGTGGGGATACGAAAAGTACCCGGTCTTGCGGTCTGTGCAACATATTATCAATATTTAGTTTAAAAAAATTATTTACCTAACGCAAACATAATAATAAAGACGATCACGACAATAAAGTACAGCCATGAGTATATAAATATTAATACGGATTACATTTTTTGTAAAGCTACTCTATTAAAACAAATCCATATTCATTTATAATATTATCAACATCATTAGATGACAATGAAAACCACTCTCCTGAAATCCTCTTGTCGGAAAACTTATCATGCAAACATCTCTCTATATCACCTTTTACACAAGCTATGATACTTAACCTTGGATTAGCGCATCTTAAATCCCTCTCTCTCTTCTTTACATTAAACGTCTTACCTATTTTAATATCCTTACTTAAACCATCGACAGCCAAATAGGTGAATATATTACAATCATGATCATCATCTACATCATTTACCAATATATCAATTATATCATCGACAGATTCGAATATACCCATTTTTATAAACTTACATATATCCTTTTGAATACAAACAATCCTTTCCGATTCTTGCTTGGTGTATAAAAACTTATCACATTCACCGGTAACAGTCTTATTTATAGCAAAAATTATTCTCTCAATATCATCGGAGCTAAAAAATGAAGACAGATACCTATACATATCACTATACTCGTTTCCTCCCCTTATATATATAATAGCGTCATTGCTTATATCTGATCTTCCAAACATTTTTATACATTCATTATATATAGATGGATGTAATTCCATGGCGACCATCATCCATATCTCTTTAGCACACATAACCAACCTATTCGATCCTCTACCGGTAGATTTATACACCCCAAGCGATTTTAATGTCTTGACAAGAGAGGTATTGTTTACGTCATTAATAAAACTTGATAAAGATATACCTCTTATATACTTGTCTTTTATAACATAATATATACGCTCAGAACTATTCCTATTGGATAAAATTCCCTCTATCCTCTTATCACTCCATCCTTCTACGATCCTCTTTCTTAAATAAGCCTCTTGCAAGTCAGTCAAAGACATAAATGATGTTTCTTCATCACATCTAATAGGTACACCGAATAAAATTTTACTACTTGAAATCATATCATAATATTTTACACAATTAAATATTATGCAAATATAGGAATAAAAAAGCAAAAACACACATACCATGAAATAAAAAAAAGACCCGCCTATTTCTAGGCAGGTCTTTCTATCAAACTAACGTTGTTTATTTAAAAGAAGCCACATTATCCTTATCCATTCTATATCTATACAATTCATTCTCATTAAGGTTGAATTGTTTAGCTACCATATCCAGAATCTCCTCCACAAGATAATCGGGCAGCTCCGGGTCGATGTCCGTGGACTGGATACCGGCGGCGTTGATATACCCCGACAGGTCCACCCTGACAGGACGGCGGTAGTACGTCATCTTAACCTCCTCGGTACGGAAGCCTGACTCGTAGACCACGACCTTCCCGTTCCCTATGGAATAGAATGTCTCCCGATAGTCGTAAGAAGGGCGGTTATTCTCGTCTCCAAGAAGCTCATGGATATTCTCGTTCTTAGCCTCCCACATAACGAAATCAGCGGCCTCACATCCTTTGTACGAGAAAACGCCTTTTATGTTAGAAAACCATAGATAGTCGTCAGGTAAGTTAAAGGACGTAGACTCAGGGTCATCCATCCTACCCGCATTATCCAACGACATCCAATAAACAAGAAGGTTTTGGATGGAGCGTATAGTCTCGTCATCCTTCCTATTTAGATAGTACTTAACTAACCGGTCTTGGGCCTCGTTGAACAACAGCACGAACCTTCCCGGATCCAGCTTAATCCCGCCATTGGCCAGATTCTGCTCGTTCTTCTGCAAAGACCTTAAATATGCTTCTTGGATTGTCATCGTTATTCCTCCTTAACCTTATCACCTTCCTCTACGTCATCCTTCTTCTTAATATCCTTAACCTTCTTGGTCTTGGACTTATCATCGATATTAGACATAGATATGATCTCCTCATACTCATCCAATACATTAGCCTTTATGTTAATAAAGTCTTTCTTGGTAGCCAAGAACTCAGCGGATGTCCGAACGTCAGGCCCTATGATCTGGCCATTATATTGTAATCCGGATGGAGTCATATTGATACGACCATTTCGTTGAAGGACATTTACGATACGGTAAAACTCAAGAACTTCCTTGAAATCACCTTCCAATGACCGATCCCAGATATCAAGCAGATAATCAACATTGGTCTTCTTCTCATTCATCCAGTTTGATAGAGATCCTGTATAATACTCATCCTCCGTGAAATCCGGGCGAGTTACGATACCGATGTAAAGAAGAAGATCGATGACAGCCTGACGATCGTCGCCGCCTTTCTTGAGGGCGCTGATAAACTTATAGCTGATGTTCATCTTATTGATCTCACGCTGCTGAACGAAATCCTTCATATTGTCTTTCTCCACGAAACAGAACATGGAGTTCATGAAGACAGGATCGCCATCCATTTCCTGAGGAGTCAACATGCCGGAAAATACAGCCAAATATAAATAAAATAGATCTACGGTATTAGCCGTATTATAAACCTTACCCATGAAGATCTTATCCTTAGCGTCATCCCAAAATTCTAAATTGGTTTGAGATAGATCCATCTGCGACATTTCCTCGAAAGGCTTCATGATATTATCTACCCGCTGTTTGACGAGCCTGTCGATCTCATTCTTGTCAAGACCATTATAGCATCTTGATCTTGGATAAAAACCGGTGTTATAGGCCTTGGAGAAATCATCCCAAGGGCAACATACGTGAGTAGCGTTCTCCGGGAACGGAGCTTTAGCTATATTAGCGTCTTGAAAGGCCTGAGGAGCACTTCCATCGTGTTTGCCTACAACCTCATATAAGGTATCTGACATGATATTAAAACCGTTTACCTCGGCCAATACCTTCCTTGATTTTAAAATTTCTTTCATTTCCTTTTTGCGTTACTTTAAAAAAGAGGAGAGGAATATCCTCCCCTCTAAAAACCAAATTACATATATGAAAAAACTTATCCGAAGTAGTTCGGTTGAAGCTCGATAATCAAGAACTTACTATTATCCATAACCCAAGCCGCGGAAGCAGAGTGGCACCAGAATTGCTCTTTCATGCCCGGCAAGGATGATACGATCTCATTACCGTTGGCTTTGTGTGCCCAACGACCGTATTCATAACCCCACCACATACTTACACCTTCTGGTTTGATATAGAATACGTTGTTGTTCATATTACCTAACTTAGCGTTAGCCGTATTAGGAATAGCGGAATACGCGTTAGTCGATCCAGCGTCAGTGATATTCTCGATAATACAAGAATAAGAGGATCTAGGATACATGCCATTCACTAACTCGCTACGATCTGTCATGTCAGCGTAATCCAAAGAAGGATCGTGCTCGAACTCAACATTACCGATGCCGGGAAGAAAAGCGCCCTTAACCTGTACCGGACCTAAGATCATAGCATCATTAGTACCAGAGATAGGATTAGAAGGCAACATACGGTCACTACCCATACCCCAGCTCAAATTACTCAACGTAGTAAAGAAAGCCTCTCTAATCAACTTCTCTAAGTTGACCATAGCCATAGCTCCTACCTTAAACTTAATCTTACGCTCCGTAATAGGAAGATCTTGACGACCACGGAAAATATAAGCGGCAGCAGCCATAAGAGTATCCTTAGTAATACCCATCGGACGACTATAGTAGATAGTATAACCACGGCGAAGCTGACGGTAGATACCCTCATTTAAATGGATAGGACCATTTTGATCCATGATAATACCACCTTCTTGCCACATCAACTGTCTAGCTTCCAGCTTAACCAACTCAGCCATACAGAATACCTCCAGCGTGGACGCTACCTTAGCCGTACGTAAATCAAGTCTACCATTAACAGTCTTGCCGATAATAGCCAAATCAGGAATATTACCCTCATACTCGCTTCTCATGGCATTCATACGACGAAGGGCGGTCTCCACGAACTCTGAAGTGCTATTCTGGGCGGCCTGCATGGACTTCATACCAGCATACATAGTGGTCTCACCCTCAACGCCACGGTGGTTTCCTAAACGGAATTCACAAGTCATAGAACCGGCCTTGTCAGCTCCAGATACCTTAGAGAACTGGGTACTGTACTCACCAAGAGCATGACCGATCTTCCAGTAACGGATACCCGGACGTAATTTCTCTTTAGGGAAGTATTTGGCCTTTCCGCCGATAACACGACCCCAATAACGTGTCAAGTCTCCTTCTGTTTTAGACGGAATCTCACCTGAAATAAGGATATTACAGCCGTTAGCGGCGTCATAGGTAATGACATCATAAGCCGTAAACTCAGAGGTATTCAAAACGATATCAAACAAGCTACCGTCAATACCCGGTTTTAGATGATGACCTGAAGTATCCTCAGCCGTAACGACAGCGAATGTCTTTGTAACAGGTAAATCATAACGGAAAGAAGCTCCAATACCGTTAACGGAGATCGTAGCGCCGTTATTAATCATACCCATATACATCGGAACGGGGTAATTAGCGATATTAGAGAACAGATTCAACAGACCCAAATGATTCTTGTCCGGATCCTCATAATACCAGCTCGCCAATGAGCCTAAGTTATGCTCTACGAGCGATGTCTTATAGTTCTTGGCATCGGTGAAAGCAATAACGTTATCACCATTCACGGTAGCCGGAAAACTTTTTGTTAAAAAAGGATTCATAATTATCTATCTTTTAATGTTATACACTCTTTGATCCACTTAGATCAAGGAAGTTAGCCTCTATAGTATCATTATCGATATTATTCTTATTTTGCTTTCCTCCCTTATTGCCAGAAAGAAGAGTGATGGTCTTCTTATTGACCTCCATCTTAGCCTTGTTAGTCTTCTGTTTAAGGAACTCGTCCTTATTCATCAAGAACAAAGCCAGATCAGCGGCCATGTCCGGATTCTTGATAGCCTCCGAATAAGCTTTATCTATAGCCGTATGACCTTGATTGTCTATCGGCTTGGTAACGAAATCGACAGCCTTACCTATCATCGTGTCAGTCAACTGGAACCCTGAGCTTATAGACGTCTTAAGACCTTTCTTATAGATCTTCATCTGCTCAATCAACTCCTGTTTCCTTTTCTCGGATTTTTTCTTCTCCTCCTCGATAAGGTTATCCATCTCCTTTTTCAGGATATCATGGAACTTATTGGCCTTGGACTCAATGAACTCATCGCCCTTACCAATCATCATCTCCATATTATCCTTTATCTCGTCTTCCGGCATACCCAACATCTTATAATAATGCTGGATGACCGCAAGCTGATCATTCTTGTTGCTCATATCAAGGTTGTCCAACGGCGCCTGAATGTTCTGATATTGGTTTAGAAGCTGACCTACGTTACCTCCAGCCTTATCCACCTCTATCATCTTCTTCATGAAGTCAGACATAGAACCGGTATCAACCTTATCCTTCAACAACTCATCGGCCTTATCCTTGATCAACCCCTCCACTATATCAAGTAAATCATCTTCTTTTGTGATAGTAGAAAGATCGACTGGCTTGTCATCTACCATAATATCAAGGTTATCGATACTGTCGATGATACCTCTAGCGGCCATCTTTTCCAAGAAAGATTTCCCGTTAAACACTGATACCACGTTATTATTATCAGTACCGCCTTCGCCAAAGGAATCCGGGTCTGGGTTGGTAGCGTCGCCGCCCTTATCCCCGCCACCGTCAGCCGCTCCGCCGTCGGCAGGCTCTTCCTTGGTATCACCTATAGGATTACCATCCTTATCATATTTACCCTCGATATTATTCTTATCGCCATCGCCATCACCGTCACCACGGTAAAAAAGTTCCTCGACACTCATGGTCTTAAAACCCTTAGCGAAATCACCCATGTCATTCATACAATTTCCTTTTTTGCTTTTTACAAAAGTATTATTAATCCAATTACCAATTAAATCAAACCCATTATAGTATATGACAGAATTTTACGCCAAAATGATTACAGATTTTGTAAAAATATTTACAAAACTTGTAATCAATTCTTGTTTATTATCGACGTAAACCTATCTGTATCAGAACGTTTGTTTCTAGCGTCTATCTCCTTTTCTTTTAATTCCAACTTCCTTTTCTCTATCTCCTCACGAGATCTTCGCTCAGCCTCGGCGTTAGCCTGTCTGGTTCTCATCTCCTCTTCCTTGATATCAAGATCTCTTTCCCTTAAAGCCCTATCAGCCACAGCCTCGACATAATCCATGCCTTCAGAGTTGTTCTCGGTCCTAGCCGCTTGACCGGCGGCCATTATGCTCTTACCCCTTAAGTCGAAGTTGCCCTTGATATAAGCCAGCTCCTTATCCTTCTCATGCTCATCATTACGTGCCTGTTGCTCGGCCTCGGCTTTTTGCTGTACAAGTCGTTGTTGATTCTGGTATTCTTCTTGCCTTACACGATCGGCGTAAGATCTGGCATCCCTTCCTATCTGATTCATCTCAGCCGTCGAGTTAGCATTCATCATTCTAGTGATATCAAGCAAGTCATTGCCCAAAGTATTCGTCTGTAATATATATTGCTTCAAATTCTCCAATTCCAGACGTTTCTTGGAATTAGAGACAGCCATAACATTAAGATGACGTAACGACAAGCTATTATCCGTAAGACTGATGTAAGCCAAGGAAAGATCGCTGTTTCTGTACATCACGGTCCAATCGTATCCTTCCTTCTGACATACTTGAGCCACGGCTAGATGAATATCCAATGTCCGTTTCTTGAAGTCATCGAAATCATTAAAGTAAGTCTGAGTCTGTAGCATAGTAGCGTTAACTCCCTGTTTTACGCCCGTAGAACTCTCGTATCTAGTTGACTGACCCATAGCCTGCTCAGATATACCTATCATCCTATAAGCCATCATATAGGCGTAAGAAGCCATTTCCATACGGGATCTTATCTGATCCGTATTAGTAAGATCATATACACCGAACTGGTTATATATGCTACTCATCTGTGGGTTCTGGTAAGGATTGTTCGTATCGTTACCACCTACGCCCATAAACGAGACGGACTTCACGATCTGCATGAAGGTAGCCAAAGCGCCCTTCTTGTCCATCATATCCTTATATTCAGTAGGCAGGAATCCCAAGTCACCTAAGAAAAACTTACCGATCTCCTTCTCGGCGTTATTGTATAGCTGATTCATAGCAAGGTTATACATCATCTGGAACGGTTGTATGCGATCAGCGAGACTGGCCCCTATAAATCCCGAAACCGGAATGACATAATCATACAGACTGCTGTCACCATGTATCTGATGAGGTATTGGATCCCCACCAATATATATAGGCTTATCCATTAAATTACCTCCGGTGATCTTAACTCCAAACCTAACCTCAGGAACATACTCCAAGATGTAGGTGTTCACCTCAGGATCACCAACGGCTTCTGCCATCACCCTCTTCACCTTCTTTATCCCGTTCTTCTCCAAGAACTCCGGGAGAAGCTCATCGGTAACAAGCTCCTGATCCACCATCCCGGTCTCCGTCATGTAAGTTATTAAGAATACCGGTTTCATGGATACCCAATATCCTTCCATTACCCTAAAAAGGCGAGAGTCTATCTCATATCTCTTGCCATTGGACATGTCAGAGTTAAAATAGCCAAATGGATGGAAGCGGGGCAAGAAGCGGGGCTGGGTGTGTTCCTCCCCGTCCGGCCCGAAGGTGTGGTACTCGCCCATCGGAACACCATAATAGTCCTCAGCGGCAACTATAGACTCATAGTCATGGTATCCTTTCCATGGAATAACCTCATTCTCATACATACCGGTAATAGACGGCTTCTTTTTCTTCCAGTCATACCTAGTACCGTCATTAGATACCCATCCCTCATAATCATCGTCACCGCCCATAATACGACGCTTGTCCTTTGCCGTCATCTTATGACCGTATTTTGATATCAACTCAACACCCTCGTAATAATGAAGACGACCCACATAAGACCCATATTGCGGGTATTTCACATCAGGATGGAAAACCTCCCTCGGACTCCATACCTCCGGACGATAGTAGTCGAAGCCAACGAAATGATTCCGGAACATCTTTCCGCTAAGAAGACGATCCCGGAAATTCTCCCTGTCAAGCTCATCCATATAAAACCGGCTACGGTCAGCCTCGATCGTATGATCCCCCCATACCGCCGCCTGCGTCTTCCATCTTGTACTCATGAACCTCTGGATATCATCAGGGGTCATAGACGCCTTGGCCTGTTGGATTTGCTGAACATAAGCCTGACGTTCCTCCTCGGAATTAAACTCATTGTATGTAGGATCAAGACCGGCCTCCACAAGACGCTGATTAACGATAATATCCCACTGTTCTTGTATATGACGATGAAGTAAGTTTGACATCGTATCCTCATACTCACTTATAGCCATATCCCCTACCTCGTTAACCGTATACTTATCCTGTAGGTTTGTCAGCCATCCCTCAAAGGCATTTACGATACCACCTATTATATCATAATGCTTCAAGAAAGAAGGTATCCTTATATCGCTCCTTAACTTCTGCACGTCCCTTAACTGAGGGATAACATCCGCCATCTCCATAAAAGATAACTTACCATCCGCCATCAGATAATAGTCACGGTACATCTGGTTACGATCATACTGTTTCAACCCTATCGTCTCAAGAGCATCCATACAATCCTCCTTCCATTTCCTGTTCTTTTTCTTCGTGGAAATAGCCTGAGGAGGTAATCCTAATAACGCTCCTTTTGCTGGAAACGAATGATCTCTATTAAACACTTCCATGATTATTCAATTTTATTTACAACAAAGATAGGCGTTTAATTGACATTCATTTACCTAAAAGCTCCTATAGATACCGATCCAAATGCAGATGCATATACCTCATGGTGTTTATAAGCGTCTTCCTTGCGGGCATTATTCATCTCCTCGATCTTCGATTTAGGCATGTAATTGTTATCGTCAAAATATCTGGCGAGAACCAACGCATGCCCGAACGCTATTATCCTATCGACGTTCAATCCGGGCTTATACTGTATTATCTCATCCAGTAGGGCTATATCATCGATCAATTCAATACCCTTGACAGTTATATCAAGACCAGTCTGATCATCATAACCGATAACGAAATCCTGCCAGCAATAATCCACTACGCACGAGAATAGCAGGTTCTGGTTGCCGGGGGTAGGGTATAGCCCCAGCTTGCTGTTCTGCCGGGAGCCGGCCTTCACATACTTATTGGCTATTGCCTCACCAGCAAACAGGAAGAAAGACGCTGGCATACCGCTTTTACGGTTAAGATACTGCTCATACATCTGGTCAGCGTTCTCCATAAGGCATATAGCCCCATATCCCTTCTGAAGCACCTCGCACGTACGGCAAAACTGATCTATGGATGATGGGCGGGATACGTAAGAGGCAACTATTCTATAGGCATAAGGATCTCGAATACCGACACGCCTTTTGAATACATAAAAAGCTCCTAATGAAGGGGTATCAGACTTGGCCTGTTTATAAGGGTCGCAATTGTGAACAGATATATTCCTTAATAAATAATTATTCGTATCACATTCAAAATTATACACAGGGCCGGTATACTTTTCTTTAGTTATAGATGATATCCTGACATATATATACTTATTATCATTACTAATAAATATACCTGTGGAAGGACTTTTTCTTGTGCTGGTATCCATACATACTTTAGACAATTTAGATATATAATCAGGAGTTAATGTCTCAACCAACTTCCTGAAATACACAGTATAGTTATGGCCTATCCTTAAATGATAACATGATCTTTGAGATTTAACCTTATTGCCATCTATATATTCAGCCCTATTTTTTTTCATTATGGATATACCTCCAACTACTCCAAGAGATAACAATATATCCTGTATACCCTCAAGAAGATCCATACTGACACTTACGAAATCCATGCCCGAATAATTGCGAAAATCATTATGGATAGATCCATCCGTATCCAGATATCCATGGACTAAACTAACCTTCATGCTAAACGGAAGATATTTAGCAAATTCCGGAATATATTTACCATAACAATACTTGCCAAAATTATTAACAAGCCACTCACTTAGATAAACATGCTTAAAATTTAATTCCCAATTACCCTTCCTGCATCTCTCCGAAGGCTTAATACCAAAAAGATTATCTATAACCTTGTAATACCTATCCCTCTCTTCTGGATAGTCAAAACAAATAGCCATCTGTACACGACACTGCCTATCAATCCATCCATTCCCAAGCCACATCCCTACAAACCACCAGAAGTCATCAGAAAGCATATAATCCCTAAATCCTGGGATATCCATCCTTTCTTCGGCATACATATTAGGAATCCTTGTCCACTGTCCTTCTTTTATATCCTTGACAGGTATGTAATCAAATTTGAATAAATCTTCCCTAACCCTTCTACCTACGGTCTTATGATCAGAGACAAAAATAGGATGCTCTGAAGTAAATCTATTTATTCTTACGCCATTATACATCTTTATCGAATAAAGATCCTCTTCGACCATATTTCTGACAAGTCTCTTGCGTATCCTAACATTATCCCCTTCGTTATTAACCAAGAAATCATCATAGTCAACATCCTCTACATTCTTATACCCATCAGAAGTCAATACCCTTTCTCCTGGAGGCATACATCCAGCGACATAAATAAAATCATCAAACCTATTAGATTGAGGTATCTCGAATATCTGAACAGGAGCGTCAATAACACCGCCACTAAACGGAAAACCAGCCAGTTGCTTATTCGATTTGGTGGTACCTAGCTTATTCCCGGACTCCAGAAAAACATCACACAGCATGCCACTATATTGACCTGCCTCAAGAAGATCGTTCTTATGCTTGATAGCGTACTCAACCGGGAACAGATTTTGAGAAGAACTTAAAAAACAATCGTCAATCGTAAATGGATAGAACATAGTATGAGAAGTGTACGCAACCCTATCTTTTGTAGATAGTTTCTTCCGTTCCTCATTAAGTTTATTGGTACTAGCCTCGAAATCAGTAGCGTCGATCTTGATCTTATTAAGCTTCTTGTCATCAGGCTTACCAAGATAATCGCCCAATCCTATAGTTCTCTTAACACCGGAGTTAGCCATCTGACCGGGAACGAACATCGCCCATTTCCGTTCTTTCCATGTTTTCCCTTTCATGGCTCTACGATTTAAAATATCCCAGTCCATAACCAGAAGATTGTAGGTCTCAGGATCAGAAAACATTTCTTGAGCGTCCTTGGATAATTCTACCTCACCACCAGTACCAGCCAAGATAGGGCTAAGACGCCAGCCGTAAGGAGTGTCGTATGACGGCATGGCGGCAGTGTACGGCTTCTTGATAGGTCCCTTACCTACCTCGTCGAAAATAGCCGTGGCGGGGGTCAGACCGGCAGTCTTCTGTGTGGATGTCTTCCTACCCATGTTGATGTTGGCTATGGATATTATGGCATGAACATCACGAACCCCGTTGGACATACGCTTGCCTAAGGTGACACCAGAACTCCAATCGGTCTTGGTCCTGTTAATTCTGAAAAAAGGATGCACATGATCAAGCCCATACTCACAATACTCACCTATATTAGATAAATCGCTATCGCTGAAACCTACCACGGAATGACTAAGCCCGATCGTCATGGTAGCGTTCATCTGAAGAAGGGATGACATGATAGTCGTATTATGGGATACGACAAAATTAGTGGTAAGGAACTGATGGGACTTGTTATCGACCTCAATACAAGTAGCTTTATACTTCCCGTAATAATCTATATCGGATATCCTAAGCCTGTTATGGGTCTTAGATATATACATATCATCACCATCCATGACGCAATAATATCCCATAGACCAGAATATTCTTCTTACGAAGGATATAATATACTCACTTTTGTAAACGACCTTAAAACGATCGTCACCGGTACTTATACCGCAAGATATCTTCATGAATGAGCTTATAAACAACTCCTTCTGTTTTTTGGATGAATAAATAATATCATCCATCTCCTTATTGCTTAACTCGAAGATCCTGTCGGTAGATCCACAAAGAAAAGAGGCGGTCAGAGACCCAAGGAGCTGGGGCGACATCAGCCACCGCCGCTCGGGGAAATCCACGGCCTCCCCTATATCTATGGTCATCTTATGGAAGTCAGAGTGGATGATACCCATAGTGCTCATGACTTTATAATCACCATGATATTTAACCTTCCACTGATGTTGACCGCAACATACTATACTGCGCCCGTCCTCAAACGTAACCTTATACATATCAACGAACCCTTGAGGATATACGCCTACTACAGTCGTAAGCTTACCATCATCGCCATATATGATATCACCGATATCAGCGAACCCTATCTTCTTAGGTCCATAAGGAGTATATATCAGCTCCGAGTCCAGAAGGGCCTTCCCAAAACGACGGGTACCGAACATCCCCAGCCCTTTCTTCTCCTGACGGGCACGTTGGTACATCTCGGCGAAAAACCATTCATTATCACGTAACCGGCTGATAGCCGGAACACGCTCTCCATTTGGAAGGTCTTGAAATACGGGAAAGAAATTAACATGCCAATAAAGCCATGGCGGGATGAACGTACCGTTGATAGTCACCCCGTTCTTGACCTTATAAGCCTCCTCCGTGAAGAACTGCTTAACATCATCATCCTGATCCTCCCATCCGAACAGATCGTTCCATATAGGGGGATTCTTCATATTTACATAAAATTCTGGACTCGTGCTTAAACTCATGATCGCATATTTTTTAATACGGATTCTATACCACCGGAAACCTGTCCCTTACGTTCCTTCTTCTGGACATTGCTGACACTCCTGTATACATCCATGATTCCACTCTTCTCCATATACGAGTCATTCCATACGTTGATCTTATCGATCAGCTTGGATATGAAATCGAACGCCCTAGCCATATCCTCAGGCTTCTCCTTATCCCATGGATGCTTGGCGATATACGTCTTGGCGTCATCCACGGCCTTGGATATGACCTCAAGATTATCGTTTACCCGATCGACGTCCTTACTCGTCGGCTTTCGTCTTCCCTGTGGCATTGGCTTTCATATCCTTAAACTCGTTATACTGTTTCATAAGAAGCTCATAAGATTGAACAACCCCGATCTTACTTACTTCCGTCACGCTCATGTCATGGAACATATCCTCAAGCTCCTTGTCAGCATATCTCAGACGTTCCTTATCATCATAAAACACGAATCCAGACGTTCTGTCTTCTATAATGCTCTTGGCGGTGGACGCATATGTCGTATCTAAATCCAGATCCATACCGAAGCTGGTAGCCAACTGGATTATGAACATCAACCTAGAATTGACTTTTACAGCCTCTATATTCAACATCTGTATCTTATGGGTCATCTCATGAAGAACGACAAAATCCTCCTCTTTTATCAACGAAGATGATTTAAGGGCTATCTTCTTAGTCCTATCCTCAATATCGCTATACAGACGCTTGCTCTCACGTTTTATGGCTATCCAATGCCTTATATGAGCATCCGCCTCTTCTTTAAGATAATCCCTGATCTCTTTCTTAATATCCTTATCCTCTTCCATTATAATCACACATTATAATCATTATTATTTAATTCGATCTCATCACTGATGCTTTGGTCTATAGACCTCAATAAATCCCTGGTACTAATATCCCGCAAGAAGCGGACATTACCACCATTAGCCCTAGCTATCCTCCTTAAAGCGGAGTAAAGTATATCACCCAATGAATATTCAGGTAACTCACGGCATCCGACTTCCATGACAATAAGGGCATGGATACGGTCATCTATCTTGCTTCTTACGAGATTTCTCACGGCATTATTTATAAGCTTCCCCTATAATACGTAGCGGGAAATGTTTGAAATTACGTTCAGGATCGTCCTTAGTATAACCCATAAGAGATAGATGTTTCTCAAAATGACCTTCCGTATATTTTGAGGTATCTAACGTCATCCTAAATATAATTCTATTTTCATTGTCAGGATGTTTGTTATATGATACATCTCCCATACATCCACATCCGAGATGATGCTCCTTGACATGGAAACCATCATTATGGATGATAAATAACACGATTTCTATCTTATCACCTATTTTCTGATCAAAAATATTTAGATAAAACTCGCTCTCGTCATCCGTCAGTCCTATATCAAAGGAATCGTTAGGACACTCAATATTAAAATCGTTATGATCGGCGGTTATGACCTCCATAGCATTCCATTTGGCTTTCTCCCCCTCCACGAACTTTAACGGGCATACCTCTGTCTTCATCCAAGCCTTTTCCTTGATAAAGCAACCGCACAACGAGCACGCCTGTCTTCCCATCAATCTTTGCAGCAATACCTTAGCTGGTAACTTAAAGAAAGATATATTAGAAGAGTTCTTAGGACATTTCTTGCATAAATCAAGACGATTCTTGTACCACTCCGGATAATCCTTCTCATCCTTAGGAATCCTGCCCAATAAACTGTCTTCCCAAGCTTGGGCTATTACTTGGGCTTTACCAATTGTTTGCACGATAATTATTTTTTAAATTGTTGTTGTTGAAAATCCTGTAACTGTTCCCATGTCATGCCATACCGGCATTGGTACATAGCCTCATGATTGTCACGTATAAGGGGATCTCCGTTCTTCAATCCCTCCATATCTTCTATCACCTTTATCTTCTTATCCAGGCAATCAAGCTCAATAGGCATCCTTTCGTCTGGATAACGATTACCCTCCTTGACATATATGCGACGTATCTTATCACGTCTTACACGCATCTCACGAAGATTGCAGATAACGTATCCGATAAACGGGATCCTGATAGATATATTATCGGTATATCTGGCGAGATGATGGATATAAGATACGGATGCTTTCATGCACCACTCGACCTGTTGCTTGGTAAACTTCCCTCCAGATCTTCTCACCACCTCATCGACAATATCCCTGTCGAACGAAATAAGACTCCTATCCATCGATATTCAATTTGTTTCTCTTGAATACGAATCCCATTACACGGGTGTCATCACCCTCTCCGTCAAGAACAAAATAATTACGTAGGCTTCTCATCTCAATAGACAGCTCACGGGTACGGAAATTTCCGTTCTTCTTGTCTACTAAAAAACCGCCACGCTTTAGCTCATTGTTAAGGACAGCGATATAAGATTCCTTTTGTCCATAACAATCCATGTACTTGGCTCTGGTATCATCCGAGTATCCGTAATTGATGTAGAAAGAAAGTAAGTTTATCGTCCTTTCAGTAATCAAGCTCCTACCCTTGGAGTCCAGATAGCCGTTGTATATCCTTAAGAACTGCTGGATCATATCCAACCTAGTATCATAAGGCAACGCAAATACGAAAGCTTTCCTCTGTTCGGCCATATAAAATTAGTTTTCGACAAAACTACTTAAAAAAAATATCGTTGTCAAGAAATTATGCCATAATCAACATAATATATGCTGATTAGCATGTATTTACGAACATCCAAAGGGAAAAGGTGGTGGAAATGGAGGAGGAAAGCCAGATAAGTCCACCGTAAGCCACGGCAACGAGGCCAGTTGAGCACCGGCCATACATGCCTCCGAGCGGCGGTGGACAGCCCTATCCTGCCTCACGGGACATGACCACACCTTTCCCCTTTGGATGCCTTCCTGCCGTGCTATGGGATATAAATCCAAAGGAAATGGGAAGTCTTGGGGCGATGGAGCCTGCCGTAGAGGATACGGGCGGCCGGAGCGTGAGCGACCGCACAAGACCTCACCTTTTCTCCTTTGGCTTCTGCTCCGCCCGATCCCCTTCCGGGTCCCGGACTCCGGTAACATCATATGGCATTGTTATTATAAGCCTGCGGTGTCCTGCCTGACGGCACTACACCTTGGCAGTAAAAATATTAATTAGCTATATAGACATTTGACTTCATGATATACCCTACACAAAACATGGAGGATTAGGAAATAGGATATATTAATATAGTTAATTATAATTAATAAATATACCTATTAATGCGCGCGTAACAAGTATGATGTCAAAAATGATCATACAGAAACACAGATATTTACCCCCCCCATTTTATTACGACAATTTCGTATAAACAACAAATGGGCGACCTTCACAGGCTACCCATCCATCCGAATAACTTGTTTCGTATTTACGAAACTCGTATATTCGCAGCAAATAAAATCTTCTATGGGAACAAAGATAAGATTTTTACATATAATGAAATCAAATTTCGATAAGATTCTTACCGAAAGATATATTCCACGTAATATTCAGACCAAGAAAGATGAGCTAGGATGTGTAAAACTTCCAGCCGGATCACTTATATGTCCAGTTGATTTTAAGCCTGTTACCAATAAGGAAGGCAAGAAAGTGACAGCCATAAAATATTCATTGAAACATGAGGAGTATCATGGATCGGGAATCCAGATCAGCGATGAATGTAAGATGGCAATGATATATCTTATTATCATAAACGTATCCAAACATGTGTTTCTAAGAAAAAGGATGCAAGATGGAAACAGAGATCAGATAGAGATTAACACCAATGATTTTATTGATATCCTATCGGATGGATGCGCTTATTTCTGCTACCGACATGTATTAAGGGATTCTCATGAGGATATGAACTACCAGCTTATAAGCTTAAAGGCTTGGGCTGAAGGAGAGATTATGATAGCTTTATCGGATATCATAAAATACAAGCATAAGGCTAGTAAGACCCCAAGGATAAAGGATATGTTTGTAAAGAAAGGAGAATCTGTATATACCTGCCTTGATAAAAATCTTGATTCGAATACCAGAAGAAGGATGGCTAACAAAAGTCGTAAATTAAATAGAGTCAAGATGTTATCAAAAATAATATTCTCAGCTAGAAACAGAAATATAAATAAGATATATAAGGTAACTAAAAAAAGAACTATCAAATTCAATGTGTCATATCTTATGGATAGATTGAATATAAAGTTATCAAAAGAAGGTATGATGCTAATATCCCAAAGAACGGTATATCGGATGATAAAAGAAGTTCTTAGTATGTGCTGTAAGACTATATCCGATTTATATGATGAGGTAAAGAAAAACAATGGAATAGTCAATACCAAAGACAGGAAAAACGTAACTATCGGACACCTAAGACTATCATACAGAGGAACGATAATGCATATAATTATCGCCGAATATTTTATAAAAGACGTTTTCTTAGGGGTAAAAGGGGTTGAGATGAGTAAGGCTGGATGATTTGAGTATCAGATACAAAATTTAATATTTATATATTATTTACATTTATTTCAATTAGTTAATTATAACTATTCGTATCTTTGTACCATAAACTTAAAAAGATATGGTAAAAGAGGATTTTAGAAATGAAAACGACCTCCTTCGTCATATTATGACGGTGGATAAAAACGTGGAGCAGGGTCGTGCCTTGAAGAAGATTTTCACCACTAGGGAGAATCTGTTCATTACCGGTAGAGCTGGTAGTGGTAAAAGTACGTTCATGAGACGTATCGTAAAGTTCTTGGGTAAGTGCGTTATCGTAGCACCGACTGGAGTAGCGGCGTTGAATGCCGGTGGACAGACCATCCATTCGTTCTTCTCTATAAAGAACGATCCTTATATACCTTCTATCGAGAGAGGTATGTTGTCGAATAAGGTGGATGTAAGTCCGTTTATGAAGAAGAAGATCAAGAATCTTGATACTATTGTCATTGACGAGATCAGTATGGTAAGACCTGATTTGCTTGATGAGGTGGCTGACATACTTAGACAATGCAGGCGTAGCAAGGAGCCTTTCGGTGGCGTTAGGTTGATTATGTTTGGAGATCTATCACAACTACCTCCTGTGGTGACGGCGGATGATTTTATCGACAAATATTATGAGAGCCGGTTCTTTTTCTCATCAAAGGCATTAAGAGCGTCAGGATTCTCGGTCATTACCTTCGAGAACGTATTCCGTCAAAAAGATCCTCAGCTTCTTTCCGTACTTGAGGATATAAGATGTGGGGTTATTACCGACGAGTCAAGACAGATATTGGATAGTAGGGTCAAGTATCCAGATAATATGGATAATACTATAATTATATGCTCAACTAACAAAGAAGCTTATGAGATAAATAAGACTAATCTTGATAAGATCAATAATAAGGTATTTAAGTTCGATGCTACTGTATTCGGGGAGAAGCCTGTAGCGCCTTGCGAGGATGAGCTTATAGTAAAGGTAGGGGCTAAGGTCATAATAACCAGAAACGGCAACGGGTATGTCAATGGCTCGATGGGTATCATAACCAGCATAGATACTGTTGATGAGACGATATATGTTCATCTAGATAACGATACTGAGGTGGAGATAACCAAAGAGAAGTGGGAGAAGATGAAGTATAAGCAGGTAGATGATTCCCTTGAAGGCATTTCTTGCGGCTATATAATACAATATCCATTGAGGTTAGGATACGCTATAACCGTTCATAAATCTCAGGGAATGACTTTAGATAATATATTCGTAGACATCAGCAGAGCCTTCGAAATAGGACAGATATATACCGCTCTTTCAAGATGTAGGTCTATAGACGGGCTTTATCTGAAATCAGTGCCTAAGGAAGATATGGTACTGCTAAGCGATAAGATATCTGACTTTATAGAGAAGGTGGATGAGAATGAGGGTGTTTTGAATCCAGAAAAGATATCTGATATCGGTAAGGATATGATCAAGAAACAACAGGATTTGTTTAATTTCGATGAATACGGATTATAATGGCTAAGAAAGAACTTTTTTCAGACGTAGATGAGTTAGTATCATCTTTAAATAAAGAGCTTGGAGAAGGCTCGATAATGAACTTCGGCGATGATAAGCCTATAATATCCATACCAAGGGAAAGCACTGGTTCTCTGGTGGTGGACAAGGCCCTCGGCGGCGGATGGGCGGTAGGTCGGATCCATGAGCTGGTCGGGATGGAATCTTGTGGCAAGACCATGATGTGTACGTTAAGTATGATCGAGTTCCAGAAAAAACATCCAGATAAGCTGGTAGCTATAATAGACGTGGAGAACGCTTTCGATATTGAGTACGCTAGGAAAATGGGATTAGATATAAACCGGTTTTTGATCTCCCAACCAAGCTACGGGGAGCTGGCTATTGACATCACAGCCAAGTTAGTCGAGTCCGGGAAGGTCGGATTTATTGTCGTAGATTCTGTAGCCAATCTGGTACCGAAGAAGGAGATAGAGGGCGATATGGAAGACAGCAACATGGGATTGCAGGCTCGTTTGATGTCCAAAGCCATGAGGGTTCTTACAGGAATCGTAAACAAAAGCGACTGTGTTCTGGTATTCATCAATCAGTATCGGGAGAAGATCGGTGTTATATACGGCGATCCTAAGGTAACGACCGGAGGTAACGCTCTTAAGTTCTATGCCTCTATCCGTATGGAGATGGCGAGAAAGAAGGTTATATTAGGAGAGGACGGATCTTCAGTAGGTCATGAGGTTAGGATAAAGGTGCTGAAGAACAAGACAGCCGTTCCGTTCCAAATAGCAGAGACAGCCTTGTATTATGGCGTGGGGTTTGATAAGGAACTTGAACTTTTGAAGTTATGTGAGGAAACCGGTATCTTTACCCGTAAAGGATCATGGTACTGGTACGGAGAGGTCCGAGTAGGCAATGGAGTGGATAATACGTTAAGTATTATGAGAGACAATCAAGAATTGTGTCAAGAATTAAGAACTAAACTAAATATTTGAGGTTATGGCTATCGGAGCAAAATTTGTAGACGTAATACCTTCTAGTGTTGAGAACGCTATAGAGGTAAAAAAAGAGGATGTAAAGACCTATCTATTCGTAGGTATTCCTATGAGCGAGTTTATCGGCAAGAAACATGAGTTTGAGGGATATATATTCATGTGCTTACAAGGTGTAACCGGTGGGGTTGAGCTTGGCGGTGATATAGCCGTAGCCGTATTGAGACCGGTTCGCCCCGCCGTCGGGCAGGCATCTTATCATTTGGTATCGTATACACCTCTTACGTATACGAGATCTGATGTGGCGATATTCCTTCGCAATGGTGATTTTAAGGTTGTTAAACGTGACGATTGTAATCTTATCTGATCATGGGAACATATATATCGATAAAATCAACAGTAAACGCATTCAGGTACGGGATTGATCCTATACCTGAATGGTTTGATAAGATATCCCAAAGAACCAAGGAGCTTGATGTGATGGTTGACGGTCACAAGGTAAAGGCTTTGGATATAATCCTAGAAAATGGCATTCTACGGGCTTTTTACGGTTATTATATAGGTATGTATCCGGATAACTCAATACAGGTGTTTAGACCGGAGGATTTCCATTCATTATATACGTTGAAGTTATGAATATATCAATAGGTATAGATCCGGGTATAGACACCGGAGGATTGTCTATGATCCCGGAGAACGGGGATATTAAGGTAATTATGACTCCAAGGATATCGGTTAAGGGGGATATAGATCTTAGGGCTATATCAAGCTTCTTCCTCGATGCCGCTGACAAGATCCAAGAAAATGGAGGCGGGACGCTGGCGATCGCCGTCGAGGACGTCCATAGCATCCACAACAGCTCGGCCGCCAGCAACTTCACCTTTGGCGGGAGACGTCGGGAACCAAACGCACTTTTTGCGATGATGGTGGAGATGATGGAGCGATACGGATCTCACCCGGATGTTAGGTTCATGTTCGAGGAGGTGCAACCAAAGACCTGGCAGAAGGAACTTCATACGACAGCCGATCGGGTGTATACGGCGGCGAAGTTAGACACGAAGGCTACCTCCATCCGATGTGCCATGCGCCTTTTCCCTTTGGTTTCTTTCGTGAAACCATGGTCAGGAAAAGGAGTACAACCTACTAAGATACAAGACGGCATGTGTGACGCTACGCTTATAGCCGAGTATATTAGACGTAAGTTTAAACTATTTTAATACTATTAAGTATTTATTGTATTTGTATTAATATAATTATGATTACATTTGCAATGTCATGTAAAAGTTGTTTATTATGTTGATAAAGTGCTTGTCGAAGTCATTAAATGAGAAGTTGGGCAAATTGGAGACGGTTGTTAAGAATGCCGGTCCCAACTCCCTTTATAAGGATCTTAAGATAGATGTTGTCAATAATCTGGCTTATATCACTTCCGTAAATGCCAAGGTATGTGTTATAGAGCGATTGGAGGTCGAGACTGACTCTAACTTCTCCTTCTTGGTCGAGGCAAGCTCTTTTATCAGGTTTATAAAAAAGCAGAAGAATGGCGAGATTAAGATCACGCTTTCTGATAAGAAGGACAGTATTACCATATACTACGCCTCTGGCGAGTATAGTTGTCCGGCGTTTGACGTAAATACCTTCCCTATGGTATATAATATTCCTGATGGAGGTATTAATGTTAAGATGAATGATTATGTATCGATACTTAACAAGGCCAGTAATTATACGGAGATAAACGAGCTTTATCCTTGCATCGAGAATGTGGTTATTGATATTGACGATATTAATATTAATATAGTAAGTACTGACAGGAATACTATTTACAGGTATTTTGTTCCTAATCAGGATAAGGTAGAGAAGGTATTTATCCCGGTATCAAACGCCTCCTCTATATTACTTGATAAGCATATAAATAAGTCATTAGATACGTTGTCTATCAAAGTAGATGATACTAGGACTTACTTCTCTACCCCTGATATGGATATGTATGAGATTCACTTTGACGGTAATTATCCTAACTGGAGGTTCGTGGACGAGCATTTTGTCAAAACAAGTACCTATGTCTTTGATAAGGATCTACTCGTCCATGCCCTCCAGAATAATATCAAGATAAATGAATTTGATCATTGTAAATTGATATTTACGGAAAAAGGATGCGGTATTATGTCAGAGAACCCTATGTCTGGAAGATCTTGTAAGGAAAGGCTTACGGCTTTATCGCATAACGGTAATGATATTATATGCGATGTGCTATGTGGTAGGTATCTTGGTATAGTTAAAAGCATATCATGTAATAGGGTCGTTATCGAACATGATCATAAATCTCATTTCAACAAGATTTATGGGGAGGATAATAAGAACGAATATTTCTTGTCATCATCAATTATTGTTTAATTTTTAAATATATATAATATGGGAGTTCGTGAAAATTCATCAGGTGGTAATAACCATTACTTTAAAGTAAGTGGTAGCGGATTATTATATCAGTCATCAAGAGAACCAAAGGAAGGTTTCGAGGAGCATATAAACGAGAAGACCGGAGCCGTTTCTTATTGGAGGGTGTTCTGGAACGGTATCGAAGGTTATTTGTCTGATATTAGCGTAAGAGAAGTGGAGTTCAATGGAATAAACGCCAAATACTTATCCATAAAGATAAGTGATGAGGATGGTAATTACTTTATAAACGTTCCTTTGGTGACTCAAAAAGGAGGTATTAATAATTACGTGAAGTCACTGGTAAGGTACTTGCCTAATATCGACCTGAAACGTAAGGTAGTGATCAATCCTGCTCATGCTAAGAAAGGGGATCAATATGCTCCCGGTAATTTCTTTATCTCATACGCAAGGGAGACCCCTGACGGTAAGGACGAGCTTATCCAGCAATATTATAAGAACGGGCAGAATGGATGGCCTGACAGGGTTGAGAGTACTGATATAATGGGGAATAAGAAGTTTGATTATACGACCCAAGACGCTTTCGCTTATCAGGTACTTAATAAATATATCCAAAGTATTAAGACAGATGGTGTGAAACCTACTCAGTCGGCAAGCCAAAACAACGCTGGTGAGGCTATAACGCAAACGCCCCCACCGTCATACGCTACGCAGGCTCCGCAGCAGACGCCTCCTCCATCATACCAGCAGGCTCCGCCTCAGACAGCCCAAGCGCCTTCTTTTGGAGGTCAGCAGCCGCCACAATATCCTCCTTTTGGAGACGACAGTGACCTACCTTTCTAATTAACTAATTGAAAATGAGTAATTTAATGGAAAGCAATTTTAATATATCTACTAAAGTGAACCGTGTCTCGATGCCTACCCAAAATAAGGTAGATACGGTTATGAAGAACTTAGGGCATCGACCTTGTGTAGCGTATTCCGAGGAAAAGAATATGTATTATAAGGATGGAGAATGGGTAGCGTCAGATCTTGACGCTACTATCTTACCTCTTAGGGAGATGTTCGAGAAGACATCTGATTTGAAGTTAGGACTGAAGATCGTTTATTTAATAATCAAATTATAATGGCCAGTATTGAGGATATTAAAAAGCTTCTGGAAAGCAAGTCGTTTACATCAGCCAGAGACCTTGATGAGCTTGAGGAGAAGCCGGATGATAAACAAAACGAGGTTAGATTGAATTGCGACCCTATGGTAGGGGTGATGGAGGAAGAGGGGAAGATCTTCCTTAACTCCGTAAGATTCTCGAAAGCATGGAACTCGTTGGGTAAGGATATTCCTATCAAGCAGGGTAATGCTTTCCCATTAGGACAGGGTGATGTCCTTGATATAGACACAGGGGTATGGGCGTCGTTCCCGGATAATACCATAGGGGTGTTGATGATGCTGCCGTCGTTTACCGGAGATACGGGACTTACTTTGGTAGGATCACCGTTCGTCTCGTCTAATAACGGGAATATCATGATCAGGGTCACTAATGTCCGTAAGGATATGGCTATAGTCGAGAAAGACAAACATATAGCTGAGTTAATTATAGTCGGCAAGGTAAAGGTCGATATTCGTGAAACTTATAATAAAGACAAAGATGTTCGGATTGAAGATAGTAAAGAGTAGTTATATAAATACACTAAAGCAGGATCTTGATGATGCTATTAGCTACTCAAGCGGATTAAAAAAGGATTACGATGATGCCCGCAAGAAGATAACGGAATTAGAAGAGAAAGTAGGGTATCTTGAAACTCTTTCCGATTCCCTTAATATGGATATAGAACAAAAGGATTCTATTATAATTAAGATGGGTAATGAGCTTAGTAAATCAAGAGAGATATATAATGAGTCGGTAAAAGATAAAGAGACTCTTAAACGGGCTTATATGGATATCGAGAAGAAACATAAACTATCATCTAAATTACTCGATGAGGCTAGAAGAAGATATAAGGAACTTGAGGACCAGAATAAAATCATGTCAGATCGTATCAAGTATCTGGAGGCAGAGATTTTAGACATCGATGTTCCTAATGAGGTTGTTGTTGATGAGGATAAGATGGATCCTAACTCAGGTCATATTGATATACCTGAAAATAACGCCCCTGAGGTCGCTGATGCCGGTATTGACGTAAATGTCGAGAATAAGGCGGAGGATAAGAAGAAATCTAAGAAACGTAAAAAATCTAAGAAAAGTGAATAAGATCTTGTTTTTCTTGTTAACGTTATTTACCTTAGCGGTTGTCGGATGCAGTACGTCAAGAACCTATTATACGGAATATGATACTACTGACATATCTTATGTAGTGGATTCTATAGTGTCTTCCGGGACCGTGATGGGCCAATGGAAGGAGTGGCGGTTTACGCTGGACGACGGCCGGGTCGATAACTTTGGCTTCACCGCCCTATACGACGCCAAGGGAAAGGCTAGAGGGTCTATACAGGTAAGGCAAAGATCCGATACGTTTAATATCAAGATAATTGATTACCATAAAAAAGATAAGTAATGGAATACGGACTAGGTTACATACCATCGCCAGCAGATGATAGGGACGCTATTATGAACATGCAGCATGAGGCTGTCCCTGATGAGTATAAGGTCAATAACGTTGATAGCGTAGTGGATCAAGGATCTTCTCCTATTTGCGCTGCGGTAAGCTTAGCTGAGATACTTAACTGGAGAAAGAGTATAAGGGCTGTTAAAAGACCGGCTAAGATCTCTCCCTACGATATATATGATCTGAGAGAGGATAAGGATCAAGACGGGATGGTTCTTCGTGACGCTATCAAGTCTATCAAGAACATAGGCGTAGATGGGGAGAAAATAAACAGTTACGCTAGGATCATAGATCCGGTATCGGCTAAGGTAGCTTTGATGCTGAATGGGCCTTTGGTTATAGGTCTGTATTGCTATAATTATGGTAATCGATTCTGGCAAGGCCAAGGGCAGAACTTGGGAGGTCATGCCGTTATCCTCACCGGCTGGGACAAGGCCGGCTTCGTCCTACAGAACAGCTGGGGGACGGGATGGGGTAGGTCTGGTATAGAGACGTTCCCGTTCGAGGATTGGTGCTATATGCTAGAATGTTGGACAATAGTTTCATGATATTACTATATAAACTTCGAGAAATTCCTTTCCACATCCTCTTGTGAAAGACGATGTGGTGTATTTAGGACCCGTAGCTCAATTGGTAAGAGCAACTGGCTCATAACCAGAAGGTTGTCGGTTCAAGCCCGGCCGGGTCCACGCTATTTTTTGGGGAAAAACTAGCATAGAGTTTTGTCATTAGGTTTTTTTTAAAGTTTAGACGTTTGATGTCCTGGTTCGTGAGAATAAGGACATATGCCCTAATAGTTCAATGGATAGAACACGTCGGTCCTAACGATGAAATTTCGGTTCGATTCCGGATTGGGGTACATGGTGTTTTCTTAAACATATTCCCGTAGGTCGGTAATTAACGATAACCGGTAGACAGCCTACGGGAATTAATAAAATCTTACGTGCTTAAGATCGCTTTCAGTTCTATTTTTCGTGTGTAATCTATAGGAGGGTAGCACGACCCTCCTATTTATAATAACTATTTGGGATGGACATTAATCAAATAAAAACGTATCTACCATCAGGATGGGATGTGGTTGATCTAATAGATCACGGCATAATCGATCTTGATATCATGAACGGAAAGATGATGGGTGAGTATATGGCTGTGTTGATGATAAAGTCTTATGATAAGATTACTGAATCACATAACTTAACTACTTTCTCGTTCCATGATAAGGATATGGGTGGATTACGGAGATTGGTATCGAACGCTATAATGGCGGTTGGGTTAAGGAATAATCCTATGACAGGAGATGGGAACACGGCAATCAAATAAAGGTGCTGAATACACTGAAAGAGGGATATTGGATATCCTTAACAGACAGTTCTTGGTATCTCCTAGATGGATTATAAACAACTTGTATGTCTATAACTGGGAGTCCGATTATCTGGCTATAACCAGATCCATGTACGCTTATGAGGTTGAGGTGAAGATCTCGTTGGCTGACTATAACAAGGATTTCGAGAAGGAGGGTAAGCACCAAGTAATGCAAGGCTGGTTCGAGGCCCGGAAGCAAGCCCTATACGAGACCGGGGACTGGGTCAGGTACGGCCGCCCCAACTACTTCTACTACTGCGTTCCGGATGGGTTGGTTGATCCTAAGGACATACCTCCGTACGCAGGACTCGCTTATGTTTGTGGCAGGAATTTGAGAAAGATCAAGGACGCACCTATCCTGCATCGTGATAAATTTGACCCAGAAGCTTATAAGATGGCAGACAAATTCTACTACAATTGGTGGAACGAGAGACGTAAAGCCAGACAGATAGAAGGGAAGGATATGAAAGATGAGTTCAGGAAGAGCATGAAAAAGGTGAAGGAGAAGATAACCGTCGATGCCAAGATCAAGGCGATGGAGGCGTTCTGGAGCGTCTGCGATTACGCCTACTGGCCGTACGGGGGAAGAGGGGTGCCCGGAATGAGACCCAACTGTTCCGCTTGTGGCGAGGAATGTAAATTACAATGTCCGAAAGGAAAGGAATTTAAAAACAAGATACGATGAGTAAGATTAAAAATGTATTGGCAAGAGCCATTTCATTGGCGTCAGAACAACCAATGAGTTATAATGAGGTAGAATCATTACTTGAAGATATAGATACTTGTAAGGTCAAGATATGGCTGGAAAAAGGAGCGATATTGCCTAAGTACGCCCATAAGGAGGACGCTTGCATGGATCTGTTCGTCAAGGATGTAGAACTTGACGGAGGCAGGACCATATATCATACCGGTGTACATGTAGCATTGCCGGAGGATTATGAGATGGAAATACGCCCTCGTAGTAGCATCACCAAAACAAAGTCTGTTATCCAAAACGCTCCGGGTACCGTAGATGAGGGATACAGAGGGGAGATTATGGTAGTGACTAGACGTGTAGATCGCTATGGAGATCCTTCTTATTCGGCAGGGGATAAGGTAGCTCAATTGCTTATCCGTAGACGGGAACGCATCGTATGGGATCAAGTAGAGTCGTTAGAAGACCTTGGAGAATCAGAGAGAGGAAATGGAGGGTTTGGTAGTACTGGAAAGTGATTAATGTCTTATGAGCGGGAGAATTAAGATAAAGCCTAAGAATAAGGATAAGAAACCTGATATCGATGTATTTAAGGTGATAGAAGACAGGTTTAAGAACATGAACGAGCTTCGGGATCTGATCGACATGGATCCAAGGAAAGGCCTGGTCAGGATCCGGGACGGGGCAGGCTTCAGAGAGGTGGAGCGGGGCGGATGCCTGCACCGGAACTACCTTAACCTGTTGGAGGAAGAACTGGGCGCTAAACTATCAATAGATCTGATAGATAAGTATGTTAAAAGAAAATAGCATACCACCTGCCCTAGGTAATTCCTAGGGCAGATCCGTTTTATATACCGATGTGTCTACCACTATCTGGTTATCCATATCCTCAATCAACTCAATGATCTCATCCCTTATGTCATAAGAAAGCAATATCGGTATTATGGTTAATATAAAAGATAGTATTATCCCGAATCCTATTATGATAATAATATCATCGCACTCTATATCTAACATCGGCATGACAAACATCAACCCGGACATGAATATCATCACGAACAACGTGGATATCTCATTTATCATATCCCTCTCCATTACGTCCTTAATCATATCTCCTCAACTTTAGTATGGTTTATTATCCTGCTGATATGACGGATACTTAATCCCGTCCTGTCCTTTATCCTACCATATACGTAGTTCCTTGACACGACAGTAGCCAAATCACCTAGCTCGTCCAGTATCTCGTCATACATCCTATGGATCTCGTTGTTGCGGATAACCGGACTGTCCCTTATATATATCTTCTCAACGTCGTCGTCGCAGAAGAAGATCTTAAGCTTATGAAGTATGTCTCTAAACATGATTATAGTTTTGTCCCAAAGATATGAAATTTTGAGGATAAAACCAGAAGGAAGCCAAAAATAACGGGAGGCGGTGGGAGGGCGGGGGATGCCCGGAAGGATGGGAGCCAGCCCGTTCCCTTGGATTCAGCGACATGATCTGAGAATAAATCATATATTTGTATGTACAAAATGCATAATAATATGATATTAAATAAAATTAACTCAATGGGGGGGGTATTTTTCGCCCTCCATAAAAACAATAGATTATGTTAAGAAGAAGAATGTTAAGTCAAATGCCATTGCCGCCGTCCGGTAACGTGAATGACGCTTATTTTTACGTGGAAGCTCCATGGATAAAAGATCTATCAAAATATAATATGAATGTGGATGGATCTATGTATATGGATATTGATAAATATAATGGTAAGTATGTATTTTCCATGGGAAGAGTAGGAGCCTACAATTCCTATATCAAATTTGATAATGACTCGAATATATTACCATGCCCTCAACCAGATAACGAAATATCCATAGAAGCGTTGCTCTATTTAAATACACAACAGGAAGGAAGATATTATCTATTCGCTCCATATGGAACCCAATCTACTACACAAAACTATTTATGTATCGGTGTTAATGTCTCATCATATGGGACTAAACTTTTTTATACCCAAGGACGATCTGTAGATATACCAGCATATCAATGGGTACATGTAATGGCGTCGTGGAGAAATGGGTATTTGAAGGAATATATTGGAGGGGTGCTGAGTTATGAGGATGCGACTAATGTGATGTATACACAAAACTATCAAACATATTATTTTAATATAGGAGGATATCCATCAGCCTACGACATGGGACTCCCGGGAATGTTTAGGTATGTAAGGATCTGGAATTATGCTAAGAACTTTGACTTGGATAAATTCGTGCCGGATACTTAACAATGTATTGGGCATAATATCATACAATGGAATACTTAATCAATTAAAGGAATGAGAAACGTGAAAATACGAATATATCATCCTACCCACCCATTCCTTTAATTGGTATAAGTATATAATTATGACTAATTTATATCTCTTATGAACCGAACACGAAAGCTTTCGTACTTATCTCGGTAGTCTACGCATCCACTGGAGAAACTCAAGTACCATCCGGTAACGGACCTGCGCTCTGAACTAGACCAATAACCTTGGATATTATCGAATTCTTGTCCACCAATATCAGATAACGCTTTATTGACGCTATTTAAGTTCATCCATATCAATGACAATTGTGGGCATGATGGGATATACCAATCATTATATCCCTTAGCGTCTTTGCTGGCTAAAAATGCGTTAAGTACACGCCCAATTGTCACATAACCACTATATCCTTCACCTCCTTCAATCACCTCCTTTAGCACTTCGGAATTCGCTTTTCCCTCCCAATCAGACAAAGCCCCACTTGTCCATGAAGAAACATTTTCCGGAATATTGGGAGTACCATTGTATGACCCCGACTCAGGTTTTAAATAACCGATGATATTATTCCCATACAAATTACTATAGTTTGTAATGTCGGTCTGATCCGTACCATATCCACCCCAATAGAACAAATAGCTTTTATTATACCCTGCTGAAGCGTTTTTATAGCTTTGATTAGAATCCTCGTTCTTCTCGATCATGAGCTTATGACCATCACTGACAAGTGCAACAGCGATACATGTGGTATCCGCTTCTGATATCGGTATTAATATACCATTTTTATTCACGGCATAAATACCAGATTTTATGCCTGAATTAAATCTTCTTCTCATCATAATGATACATTTTTATGGAGGATGAAATACCCCCCCCCATACCGTTATTAATTTATTCATTTATAATATATTATGTTTTTATTATGTCGTAAATATAACATAATTAATTATATGTAGGTAATAGGGAGATATGTGGGTATGGATTGGTTATGAGATATGTATGATTACATTAGAATTTAAGTTATGCACAAATATAATGAATTATAGGGATATGCCAAAGGAAGAGGCTGGCGGAAGACCCGATGGGTAGGCCCGGAGGGATGAGGTCTACCCCCTTCCCTTGGTACTACACTATCCTTACCGTTACTCGATAGTTACCATGAGAACTTTTCCCATAGGCATAAGATTCACATCCCGAACAAAGATCAGTTACTATACAATTATCGTTTAATACATAATCACCATCCCAAGTTACATAACTTTCATCTAAAACCTGAGTCTTTAATTCAGGTCTGTAAGTGAAATTAATAATCTTCCCAGGATCGGTTATCACCGTTACAGGAACAAAATTAGTTATCCTATTCCCGTATGTCACCTTATTAGCCAACTCGCAATGCATACCCGAATTATATTGATACGTAAGGGTTCCTTCTATAATACCTCCACTTATGCCCAAAATAATATTGTACTCATTTTTCGGATTTAGATATTCTATCTGTCCTCTTATGCTTATAGTTTTTATCTTCTTATCGCGATATATATCAAGATAAGATCCGTTAAAACCACGTTGATATGTATCTCCATCAATATATATATCTACAGGATTAAGACACATTCTCTTGTCTATATTAATACGGTAGTGGATCTTACCGGTAGAAGAAGTCCTGCGCCTAAACATACCCCCTCCTTATCTGAGGGTTAAAATACCCCCCCCCCCATGTATTCAACTTCTTTATTCATAATATGTTATGTTTTAATTATATCGCAAATATAATAAAATTAATGGGATTATTAAGTCGTGAGGGGATGAGGGATGGGAACATAGGAATATGTTGGGACGCCGGACATATTGGGATATGCGGGATATGCGGGACGGACCACCTCCCCGAAATCGGCCCGGCCGGGCTGCCGTTTTTGGTCCCGCCCCCCCCCAATCCACGAAGAACGGGAAACAGGAACGGCAAACGATCTGCGAGCCGAAAAAAGAATGCTTATTTTGTATTTAACTTGCTGATTATCAATCATATAAATCAATATTTTAATATATATTTACATTTGATTAGATTTATTACATATAATCGTCGAATTTTTATTGCAAAATATTTGTTGGGTGATAAAATATGTAGTATATTTGCCCTTGTAAGATAATAACATTAACAAACAGGCGCACCAGATGCCGATACAAGTCCCGAGGGTACGGGCAAATCTAATGACAAATAAAGATATTAACAAAGTGCAAAATGAAGTTAAGAAAGCTAGTGAAAAAACATTAACAGGCGCCGTTAAAGCTTGGTGCCAACTCTTTAAATCTGGAAAAGAAGTTAATGAGATTTTGAAAGATAATGATATAAAAGTAGACAAAGCTATAGTACCAGCTTTGGTTGCTTTGGCTAAAGACAAGGAAGTTGTAATACAGCTTTGTAAAGAGATATTACCACGTGTAAATGAAACCTTTTGCGCCTACAAGGAGATCGAAAGAGTATATTTCGATAAACAGGAGCAGGATAAAAACACGAAATTATCAGAGGATAAGGTGGCAGAAATATCGATAACAGGCAAAGCACATAAACGCTTTGGGTATAACGAGCCTGTAGAATATGAGGGGGGAGTATATTATGAAGTGTTTAACGGATCAGACAAACGTATCATAAAGTGTGCCGTACCTATCAAACGGTATACGTTTAATCTCATTGCAAAGTGTGTTACTTACTATTTGACGCACCCTAAAAATGATAGATAGCAAACGATTTGCCCCCTATTTAATTACATAGGGGGCGTTATGGTGGCAATGTCCATACGTTCACGCCGTGTCACTGATCTTGACTAAATGGACATGATATTTAACATATTGATATAAGCATACACAAGTCGGTAGGGGTATAGCCGTTGGCGTTCGAGAGCTTGTGTAAATAGGCCGCCGCTTAACAATGTGGTTTATGTTCGTTTTCAGTCGCAAGACGAATCGTTATTCTTTGGGCTTGTATCAAGACGGGTTAGTACGTCCGGTCAACCGGATAGGCCGTTAAAAGCGGGGTGCGTTGGTGTATATACGCATGTATATTGCGTATGTCCATGCGTTGCTAGAGTAACAAGCATGGAGTGCATTACGGGGTTATATCCGTGCCAATGTATCAAAGCAATAGCGTTTAAGGTCGCTTAAATACTTACACGCTATATGTAGTAGCAGAATAACAACCCTTACAAGGGTGCTTTGTGCGGTTAAATTGACGGACAAAATACGCCTTGTCGGTATGTATCACGGGTAACGTATGTGCATATTTGGTCGGCTTCGTTGTCGGCAAAGGGACGAAACCAAAGAAAATAGGGGGGGGCGTGCGGGCGTTCGGCTGATCGTATCGATAACGCCGGCCGTGTCGTTCCTATCTTCCCGTTTCTTATTGGTGTCATTTAAAACGAATAAACCATGTACAAGAAAAAGTTTAATAATTTGAATAGGAAACTATCTATTCAAAGAGAAAAGGCTTTAGAGCCTATCAAAAAGGCTCGAATGGAGTTTTACGCAGAGCTAACCAAAGAACTATATTTATCTAACAAATTAGATTGTAGTAGGTGTTCGGATAAATGTAGGCGTAAGCGTGTTAGCTACATGGCAAACAAATTGAGACAGTAGTCGTTTGTTTTTATTTGATTTTAAAGTTTGTGCCCTTCAGTAATGTAGTGATATATAACTGAAGGGCTTTTTTGTGCCTATATTTTACAAAATGATAGCATAATCATATGCTTTGCTTACACATAAAAGTGTCTAGGCGGTAAATTTTAAGCCTTTATCGAAAATGTGTAAGCAAAACGCTTTATTATGTATCATTCTGTATATATTTATATCCATGCAGGCGGGTATATTGTGCCCTTATGTATGGTTTCATGCGTGAATCAATCCTAAAAGGTATATAATAGGCGGTACTTATTGTATATTTTTTATCTATGTTTGGGCTTATCTTTCTTTAGAGGAAGCTCTAGGGATTGATGTATATTATGTTATTGATACTCAATTAATTATATTATTTGAGTGTAATTTTAAAATCGTGGTTACTTATTGTATATTTTATGGGATTAGTTATATATTTCGTACTTACTTTGTTTTGTGGGTACATGGCGTTTGAGTTGGGGCGGTATGTTATAGCTACGGGCGACGCCCTGCCCTTAATCATAGTTCTTTTATTGGCTTTATTATCAATACATTGTATAAAGCAGATATATAAGGCAATCAAGAACAAGGACCTCGATATCCTAGACTGAACGGGCGTTCCACGTGGAACAATCGGGAGGAAGGTCTCGGGTTTTATGCTGGGAGTTGGTGGGGTTGATTTGTTTTGCGGGAGGGTGCACCTCCAAACAAGGGAAACCAAGGAAAAACCAAGGGAAACCAAGGAAACAAAGAAAACCCCTTCAATCAACAAAAGAAATACCTTCCAATCAATGGGAGTATCTTCAATCAATAGGATTCCTTTCTAAACAGGGGTAATACTTTACCGTTAAGTGGAAACGCAAAGCGGTTGCGAGCGATGGTGGGTAGGGTGTTATTGGTGGTAGATATTGTCTGTTGGTGTGGGAGTGATGCGGAGGGAACCAAGGGAAACGGGCGGCGGCGATGGCGTGGGGTCGGCCCCGCTGGTCGTCCGTCCCTGTTTTCCTTTGGCGGTAGTGTAATATTAAAAATCTGATAGTGATATGACGAGAGAAGAAGCAAGGAACGTATTTGGCGGTAGTATAGTAAATAATCTGCTGTCGTTAGGGGCTGAGCCTACCAACGTGGTAAGGCAAGACGGGTTGATAGAATGGAAGAGTGATGGATATATAGAGGTAGGAGGCGTACAGGTATGGGCTTACTATTATTTCGAGGATGGTGAGGATGTTGATAGATGTGATTGGGAGGATCATATGGAGATAGAGGTAGAGGAATGTTGGATTTAAAACCGGTTGATGGTGGTGGAATAACACCAAGGGGAACGGGCGGCAGTGTCACGGCGTGGTAGGTCACGGGTGTCGGCTGCCGTTCTTTTCTTTGGCGTGGTAATATAAAATACTAATAATATGGACGAGATTATGAAATTACAAGATGAAGCGCTGCTTTATCTGCGTGATAATATTACAAAGGATGAGGCGTATTATATCCTTACGACAGAGAATGAAATGACGGAGGTCTTGATGTCTAAAAGGAAGGACGGGAGCAAACGTATCAAGATTCTTGATGCGGAATATACTATAGAGAAGGATGATATGCTATTTCTATTCGATACTGATGGGGTGATAGATGAGTGTCTTTTGGTTGCCAGCTACATAGGGGTAAATATGTATTTTCGCAGGCAAGATGTCAACGCTATTTTGAATAACATCAATAGAGAGAAAGTTATGAAATATCCTTACATAGCTATTCAGTTAGATAATATACAGACTGTAGAAAAGCGTAGGGTTGTTTTTGAAATTACCGGGCATAGGATGGATGATAACAAAGAGAGAATAGATTTTATGTTTATTTATTTTATGGCAAGATTATGCGTGTAAGAAGAACTGTAAAAGAGAAGGATGTTATAAAGATATTGGTATTTGGATGTGATAGGAAGCTTATTAAATCAGCAATGGATTCTGGGTTTAGAAGCATGTCGGCGGTATTATCTTACGCTAATTGTATGGCGGGGAATAAACCTGTGAATCATATTCGGGTATCAAATGAGAGTCGTGGATGGTGTGGCTCATATAACCTTATATGGGAAGGAAATAGATTAGTCGGATTGAACAACAAACAATAAAGGAGGTATATATGGATAATATTATAACAAATGCCAATGGCATGAAAGTGAAGGTAAGAGTATATGATTTTGGCGATAAAACGTCTGATAGATATACTATTGTGTGTATAAGTGGTAAGAGTAATAATCATAATAATGCCCTATATTATCCGATATTTAGTTGTAGCTCGAACCCGTTCCATCCTCAAGGAATAGCGATGTATGTAGGGGATTATTACCCGTGGAAGAGAAAAACATACAATTTTGGTAAAAGGGTTAGGGATTTAGCATCCTTGCCAGAAGAAGTGATTAAGTACATAAAAATAATAACAACATGAACGAAATAGTTTACAACAATTACGATTTGGTTGCTTTCGAGCAGAATGGAGAAGTGGTAGTAGCCGTAACATTCTACAGGTATTACAAGAAGAAAGCTAAGGGCGAGGTTAATTATAGATGGAGAACCAGATGCCCGGAGTTGGTGGATAAGATCGTAAAACACCGTACCAAGGTATTTACCGGTCAACTTATCCAGTTAGCGAAAGCGTATGGGGAGAAAAAGGTTATAAAATATCAAAAGGAGGAGGAAGGAGTATGTCAAAATACGATAGAGACGCTATAGAGATATATATACTGGATCATATAGATACAGATAATTATGGTAAGCAGTTTAAATATGATAGGGAATATCTATCTTTTATGCTTAACGTGTTCAAGGATGAGTATAAAGAACATATCAAAAGGGATGGGATTAAGAAAGCTTTTGAGGATTACATAATGAGCGTTCCATCCATATTTAGGATTCATATAGCGGATTGCGACATTAGATATTTATTACGTTCATGGGGCGTGGAGTTCGATGAGGATGATGATGAGATATACATCTTGTACAAGAGGATCATAAGAGAGGTCTTTTTTAAGATGTGTGAGGATATGAAAGTTTGTTAATGTTGAACCAAGCCTTGGCGGGGCGGAAGGAATACCATGATCGTACGTGTGCGGATATGGTCCGGGGTCGGTTCCCGGCGCCTTGGCATAATTTAAATATAAATGATATGGGAGATAATATTTTAAGAAAAGCGGCTGATGAGTTAAAGAAGGCCGGTTGCAGGGTTTTCGCATGGCAGGATGATACTTATAATAGAGGTTGGAGTAAGGGTGATTATACGATGTTGTATTACGCCTTCCCTGATTCACCCAACATCGGGTATCTGAGTCATGGGGAATATGGGATGAGCGTAGCGTATAGTAGAGCTTATATACCGAGCTGTGGAAGTGGATCGGGGTGTTGTGTCAAGGAGGAAGCTACGTTTGACCTTGAGGCGGCGTTAGACGTGCTGAACGGGCCGTTACCTAGGTGGTGTAGGTCTTATGGGGTTTATCCAAAGCAGTACGATAATATTGATAAATGGTATAATAGCGATAATCATAACAAAAAATTATTTAAGGAGATTTGATATGGAGGTAAAAGATTGGGAAAATCTGGTTTTGAATACAGAAGTAGGATCACATTGTTTTGTTACGCTGATTGATAATAATGACATCAGTAGAGGTTACGCGCAGATCAGACGCGCGGAACATTTCGGGTATAACATCTGCTTCACTCGGTTATATGGGAATAAGTTTTATTTCGAAAAAATAGAGGAAGGACGTACGCAACAATACATCAATAGGAGAAAATAATATGGTGATAGAATTTGATTTTGAGATATACAAAAACGGAGATTACGATAAGGTGTATCTCCGCAACGGGAAAGAGCCAAGAGTATTATGTGATAATGGGAAGGGAGATCGCCCTATAGTCGTGATGGTTGAGGATGATAACGCGAATGATTATATTATTCTTCGTTATAACGAAACTGGCAGGAGGAATATTAATGGTAAATCGAGCCTTGATCTCATGTTATCTGTAAAAGAACGGGAGCCAGAATTATGGGTTGTCGTTATATCTTACATGGATAATAAGGATAAGAGGCAAAAGATGGTCTTGCCTAATTTTTTCTCAAGGAATATAGGAGGAAATATATATCTTCAAGGAAGCTCTAAATCGAATGTATCATATTATGTTGGTAGGTTAGAAGAAGATGGGTGCTTCGATGAGCTGTGCGAGAAGATAAGGGTAAAAAGAGATCGTATTTATAACATGGAAATAATATCACTATCAGATGACAAGGCGACAGTTTAATCAGTTGATAAATGAGCTAGACGGCAAAAGCCCGTTTATCGTATTACATAGGGATGCCGTTGCGCCTAAATACGTGGGCGTGGAGGTGTCGAAGGATGGGATGGTATACAGATATGCGATAATAGGGATAAACGATGAGTATAAGGCTAAAAAAGCCCTTATTTCGAAAATATTAGGCATAGCTAGTTACCTAAATGGCAATAAGCCCTTAAAAAAGGGTTAATTAGATGTATTTATGGCCTGCGGCATCATATACGATATAATGCCATAAATGACGTTGTATAGAGGATATGTATGATAATATGATAGATAACGCATTCGTGTCTTGATATCATAATATTATGCCATTATATCCTCTTTTTGTATAAAAAAGATAACAAATGATACAAACATCTTGAATATGGATGAAATTAAGATAGGAGCTGAAATTGTATTTAATATAACCGGCAACCATAATATAGGATATGCCAAAGGGGAAAAGTATATCGGGACGGTGTTAAGCGAGGATCACCGATCACGTCTTTATGTACGGACAATAGGAATGCCTAGGGCTTGTATTGATGAGCGGGATGTAGAGTGGGTTATTGATCCAGATGGGGATTTTAATATGGATGAGGCGATCCCGAATCCTATGGCAAGGGAGTTGTATAAGTTGATGGGTAGGTACGTTTATACGTTCGGTAGGTCTCATGAAAGTATCAATGGCTATATCGTGTACGAGTGTATGATGATGGACAGGGATTTAAGATATAATGTTATGTATGCGTTGCATGATCATGGATTTGAGATACGGCATATTGATAGTTATTCTTGGTGGATGACTAATGAGAGGCTGATGTCCGAGGTAACATATACGGAGGGTGATATTCATATAATTGTTCATGAGTGCATGGAAGATTATGTGGATAATGTGAAATTTGGGGAGGAGTTTTATAAAAACAAGTAAACATGATAAGATACTTACTTGTGATGACGATGATAATATTGACACCACCAAAAGGGAACGGAGGCATGCCCCTCGCCCCGAAGCCGGCAGTGGTCGAGGCACGGGTATGGGATAAGCTGGCGGCCGCCCTATCTTTCGTGGAGTCAAGGGATGACGATCGGGCGTACAACGCCACTTCAGGGGCGTTAGGGAGGTGGCAGATGAAAAAGGTGTATGTAGATGAGGTTAATAGGATATTGTGTCTTAAACGGGAGAAAAAGCGGTATAGATACGATGATAGAACAAATCCTATCAAGGCTAGGGAAATGTTCGAGATATATCAATCTCATCATAATCCGAACAAGGATATAGATCGGGCTATAAGATTGCATAGGGGACTACATTCTACTAAATATGTTAAAGAGGTTAAGCGTAAATTGAGAGAATAAAAAGAATATAGGAGGATAAAGACATGGACGAGAATAAAGTGATACGACCGATGGATTTTGTTCGGCTTACAAATATTGACGAATTAAATGTGATTAAGGACACTAAAAACCATATAGGGCTGGTGAAGGAGGTCAGTCGGGACGGGAGAATGAGTATAATATGGATAGGTGAAACTTACAGCCAGTTGGCGTGGTTCAAATCGAGCGAGTTGGAGGTGGTGGATAACCTTGTGAGCATCCTGACATGCGGGCTGGCTAACTTTCGAGGAGACGGGAAAGAGAGCGCGGATAAATTTTATCCAATGAATTTATGTTATATAAAGAGGGGGTGATATATGAAATGGGTGATAATAAAAGGAGTTAGATATCCTAGTTCCGTGATATCAGCATTTGCGGCATATAATATGGATAACCCCTTCTTGAAGGTCAGGATAAGAAACAAGTATCATATAGTGCCTTTTGATGATGTTAATAAGATGGCTAGTCAGATGGTGTATTTAATGAACAACTATCCTGATTTCGTTCAGATAGGGAGATGGTGGATATCCAAGAAGACGGTGATGTCTTGGGTTCCCAAGGGGCAGGCCGTGGACGGATCGGGCTGGGTCATATCCTTTACCCTGTCCTTTGGATTGGAGGGAGGGACGCAAATTAGATTTGATAAAGAAGATGAATACCTAAGTGAGATAGATAGGTTAAACGAGTTGTTTAATGTAATATTATAAGGGAGTATGTTGATAGATGTAAATAAATGGATTGATAAAAACGGGAGCTTCGATGAAGCCGGCGGATTGGATTTAGTGAGGCACGGATATGAGTGGATTAGACGGATGCGTAAATTCGAGAATAAGGCAGATCGTCATACTTTTCAGAAAGTGTTTGGCAATAAAAGAGGCAATGAGTTATGGGACTGTTTTTTAGAGGTAGGAAGATCTATCTTCATATTAGAAGATAGCTATTTCCTGATTAACGACAGGAACGTCTTCTCTTTATGTTTAGCAGAGTGTAGTGATTATGATCTATATGAGCTTGTTCATAATATTGATACGGATAGTGATCAAGGCAAATGATGTTGTTTAATTAAAAAAAAATAAATTGTTATGGAAATTAGAGAATGTTTATCGGTTTATCTAGAGAGTGGATATCTTTTTGACGATATGTCAGGAAGATTAAAGTGGTTTGAGATTGATAAGATCTTGATCAGTTTTACATATGGAGTAGTTAGATATGTAGGAACATGGGGAGGATGTAGGACTGAGAAGACATTAGATGGGAAATTATTTTATTCGTCCGAAGAATGTTTTAAAAAGGGCGAGAGCATTCCTAAGACAAGACTATCAATATATGATGTTTTTGAGTCATTATATGGGTTCATTCCAATAGGTGATGTGTGGAAATACAAAAACGGAAGAGCTGTCAAGGATAAGTTGGAATATTTTGATGTTGAAATAGATGATAAAGGAAAAATTTATTGTAAGGAAACATATTACAGAACACGTGAAGATGTGTATAAATTCAATGACTTAACTGTAGTTGACAGGAATGGAGACATAAGGTTAGTGGAATCATCAAAAAGTAGATTAATGCTTAGTAATGATCAATTGGATGTCGTGGAGAGAATGAAAGGCATCATTGATGACATGGTTAGGTTAAAGATGATTATGTATATTGATCAAGACTATAATCTTTGTTTTCTGCCGGGAGATAAAATAGAAGATTTGACAATGGATGAAACAGATGGATTTGTGGATACCACCGGTATAGTGACATCTATAAAATCTAAGGATGTAGTGGAGTTTTATGTAGAAAACCCATTCGTAAAGATAAAGGATGAATGATATCTGAATCTGGATTGTGGTGGTTCGTGAGAATAGCCACGATCATCCCTAAGCGTGAACATAAGGAGGTACGTATGTCATTCGATTGACGTTAGGGATCTAATTATATTAAAAAAAGGAGGGATTATGAAAAAGATTGTATTAAAACTGTATGAGTTTGATGAGCTGTCAAAAGACTCACAAGAAAGGATCATAGAGCGTGAGCACTGGAATGTAATGGAGCAATGTATGGATGCTTATGGCATAGACTATAAAAAGTCAATGAAAGCCTTTGAGGATATGACAGATACTAGGGTTTATAATTGGGAAGTTGGATACGAGAAATATGATTTTAGTTATGAGTTTAAATACAAGGATCCTATTTATGAACACCCTACAGATTATCATCGTGATATATTCCCTGAGAATCTATGCGGTAAATTACTGTTCAGATATATCAACAACAATATTATGCCATATATTATCAAGGGCAAGTATTTCTCCACGTCAGGTAAATATATTGATGGGAAATACAAATACAGGCACAAGTATAGTAGGGTGATGTTTGACTATGGAGATAATTGCCCATTGACAGGGATGTGTTATGATTATTATCTCCTGAAACCTATAATTGATTATTACAATGCATGGTGTACTTATCCGGAGGATTTTTCTTTAGAGGATCTGATGAGACAATGTTATGATAACTTCTTCAAGTCATGGCATGAGGAGTACGAGTATTGGGCTGATAATGAAGATGCGATACGTGAGGAGCTTCATCATAATCAGTATGAAGATCGACTTTATTATGAGAATGGGGATGTGTATGTTGGATCATTAAATGAAATAGTATGAAAACACAAGAAGAATATGCTCGTGAGATTGATGAGATTGTTAGCCGGGATGTAGATAGCTATCAAAGTGATTGGTTTGATATAGATAAAGAAATATTCATGATTCCGAAAAATAAGAACAAGACATTTATTTTTGGAACCAGAAAAACCGGATGCGATTTAATTATACTGGATGGCACTAATTGTAATGAATCGGTAATGGATAAAGTTTTTGGACGTTTGAACAATGAAAACTTTTATGTCTGTCAGCCGTTGCATTTCCTCAAGCCATTGCAGGAAATCAAGAACGTGAATCCCCTGTATGCTTTCAAAGTAGCTACTGATTATTTTAGGTGGAAAGGTATGGTTCCGGTATTTGAAGGTAGTAATTGTAAATTGATGAAGTTATGAATATGGAGGTAATAAGATATAGGCTTCCGATTTATTGGATTGGGGCTTTGATTAATGGTGACTACACTGGAATATCTAATGAGGAAGCGCAAGAAATTGATGACTTTGTAAAACATGCAGATGGTTGTCCAGTTGGTGTGGATTGGGAAACAGAAGGTTTTTATTCGTATAATGACGCAAACGCTATTGGCGGAACTTGTGTCGATGTTATTTTTAGCAAGTATAATCAATAGTTAACACTCAAAACTTAATAGATATGAACAACTCTATGATCGCTCATTTGTGGGCAAACGAAAAGAAAGAATCCGGAAAAGGTAGTAATTTTTTCTTTGAAGGTAGAAGTATTTATTCTTATGGTTATCATTTTGAGGTTGGAAGAATCGTAAGAAATAAGTGTGGTGAAAAGGCGTATTTGCTTAACGATAAGTATTATTCTTCTTCCACCTGTAAACATCAACGTTGTGTTCGTAGTGCAATACCAACTGGCTCAAAGGTATTTTCTGTTGGATATAATATGTCTGATGATGGCAGCATGGCTTTTATCACCGGTCAATTGGAGCTTATCAAAGAGGTTATCGAGAAATACAAGAAGGTTAGAACAAGCCTGTCTTATAGGGATGTTTGGGGAGTATTTAGAAATCTAATGGATTATATTGAGTTCTTTAATATGGGTACTCCCAAGAGTCTTCTTAAAAAGAGTGCAAACACCTGGATCGGAACTAAACATGAGTTATCTTATGAATCGGATAAGATTAAAAGTGAATATGTCCATGAGTTAAAGCGTGTGTTTGAGGTATTGCTAAATCATCAAGCGTTAGAAATTTTAGGAACGACCAATGTGATAGTAGATGAGATTTGTGGTGAAGGAACGTGGGCTGAGTATGTGGCCAGATGTCAGAGATGGAAAGACAGTCAGGCGAAAAAAGAGGCTTTAATTTTTGAAAAAAGAAGAAAAGAAAAAGAAGATCGCAAGAAAAAATTTGAAGAACAGATCGAGATGTGGAAGTCTGGCAAGATTCTGGAATTATATCTACATTATTATTTGGAGGATGATCAGCCTAACGTATGGCTTCGCGTTAAGAATGGCATAATTGAGACTAGCAAGAATATCAAGATAGAACGAGCTGAAGCTGAGAGACTTTGGAAATTGATAAAGCTCTTCCATAATGGCAGTAAATTCCAACACGATATGGTATTGGATATAACCGGTCACAAATGGAAGATCAATAGCTATAAGAATGATATATTGGTTGCTGGATGTCACAGGATCGCGTATAGCGAGATGAAAGGTATTGCGAGACAATTAGGATGGGATTAAACAGCTATCAAGTAACATTTGAGAGCTGTGGCGATCACTATCAGATTTACGGGAGAGACATCCAAGATGTCATGGGCGGCGTTACCGGTGGAGCCGGCGTGTATGGGTAAGGCGGTCGGGGAAGCGGGGCGTCCGCTAATGCTTTGTGGTGCAAGGTTGTATATAATTACCTAA